ACTTCATTTACTTCTCAGGTAGATCCATTTACAACTTTTGGAGATGAAAACTTTATCTTTAACATAGAGTCTTCTTCTTCGGCGAGCAACGCTAAACGAATAATAAGAATGCCACTTCCGTCTCTTGTAAATGAAACAAGAATTAAAACAACCGAAGGTTCATGGGAGTATGAATATATTACTCAAAATAGAATAAATGCGGACAGTCCATTTAGCTACAAAGATTGGGGCTCTCCAAAAACAGCAGAAGATGAACAATTCTATATTGCAATGAGATGGCCATATGAAATTTCAACTGATAGAGATGATGAAATATTTAAAACTTTTAGAGAAAAATATTTTTCAGATAGAAATGAAGACGAGTTTTATGGAAAACCAAACGATTATAAAAATAGAAAAATTTTAATCTATAGCCCAATAACTCAAACTGCTGTTGTTTGTAAGCCAGCTTATTTTTTATGGGGGACCGATAAAGCTGATTTAATATATTCTACCAATGAAGAAAATGATTGGAGCGAAGAATGGGTAGTTAGCCCAAGATCCGCTATAGCAAAAGAAGTTGATTTGGCAGCTGTTGTTTCTCCAGATGCAGCGTACTACCTTGGCGTCATGCACCTTACTAACAGTGAAAAATACTTCTTCAAGAGAGAAAAAGACGATAAAGGTTTTGACGAAAACAGAGCTAGCGCAAGCGCGTCTGCATTGGCACAAGCTGGATTGGCTCCAGTGCCAATGCCAAGAGATTGTTATTTTACATTTGTTGATGACTCAATTCCAGTTGGCGTTGTTACAACAATATATAATCCAGTAAATAATTTTAAATATTCTGGTTCTGGAAATAACAACGCCGAAAATGATTACTTTATAGGTTTTGGAAAATTCAGTAACCAAAATGCTGATGGAATTCTTGCAGTAGAAGACGCAACAGCTAGATCTAAAATGGCACAATTGGGCGTTACGGGCGTAACAGCCGATAGAATAGAAGAACAATTAGAACTACTAAATGAAAGACCAACAGCTCTAAATACTCAATTCAGAGAATATATACCAATTAGAGGAATTACTCTTCTCGATGCCGGATACTTTGCTGAGGCAGCAGCGAGAGGGGGTAACGTATTACCTGGAGCAGATAACGGAGCAAACGGATATTTTAATTATGTTATGAATTCTGATTGGGATAGCCTAAGCAGAGACGCCTTGTATGAAATCTTAGATACTGAACTAAAAGAAACAGGAGATGAAAACTCAGCAAGCGGTAGGGCCCGTTTTGCCCCAGTGTATGATCCAGCTTCACCAGAGTCTGTAAAAGCTAGATCATTTTTTGATGAAGACTTCAGTGCAACAACTCACGTCATAGCTGGAAATGGTAGAACTCTTGCCCAAGCAAATGATATATGGGATCAATTTAGATTCATGTTTCACACATTGGATCCAATTAAGAAAATATTCTTTGATATCTATGGATTAGATCCTGATGACGAAACACCACTGCCAGATTTTATTATAAGAATAATAAGAAATCCAAAAGCAAACCCTGATATATTTAAAACATTTTCTTCCTCAAATGGAGGAGCAGAAGATGAGTTTAGCCTACTGCTTGGTAGTGACTTTTTAGTTGATTCTCCTATCGCTCCAGGTAGTGCCCTTGAAAGAATAAAAAAAGATAATCCAGTAGCGATAAAAGAGGCCATAGAGTTTGCTAGAAGAAATCTCATAGATGCTCCACTAGACGACCGGAGGTTTAATTAGATATTTCAATGTTTTGGTTTCAACTAAGTATAGAAAACTAGGCGCTTTCCTACAGTCACCATCAAATATGGCTTTGATTTTTGGTGTTGATTCTACTGGAGGAGTATCTAAAGTAGACGATGTTATAAAAGATAATTTCACTGCAAAACAAATATTTCACTTAATAGTAGGAATGTTTAGGCAAGCCATGTGGCAAGATGCCTATGCAAGAGCTTGGCTTGTTCTAAAGCCGAATAGAAAATATACTGGAGATATGTGGGACTTCAGTCCTGTTTACAAAATATTCCAAGCCTTTATTGACCCATCTCAAAATTATTCTTCAGATAAAAAGAAGTTCTTAAAACTTCTTGCTGATAATAAAGGAGAGGGAAATAGCGCAGGAAACGTTGTGGGAGTAATTGCGCATAACGTAGATAGTTTTTGGGATAGTAATATTGGTCCACTCTTTACTGCTCTAAGCGATGGACTATCTGGGCTAATGCAAATGTTCAGAATGTCAATGTTACAAATGGGCTATGGCATTGGTAATATGGATAACTTTTCTAAGCAAGCTAATATTTTAAATAAAGCTTTAAATGATTCTATTTATTACTCATTGGGAAGACCTGGCTCTTTACTAAGAGCAATTGACAATCCTTTTACAAGAGAATACGGAGAACCAGTTGTTGAAGTAAGAGAACCTTTCCAAAAATTACACTACCTAAGCTCTTTCTCTCATATATTAGCAAACAATATTCAAGAAACAACAACCAATGTTGCAACGCAAGTAACTGCTGTTTCAGATGGAAAATATCCAGTAACAGTTGCTCTAGATAAGAGTATTCCTTCTGAAAGACAAATAGAAAAAACAGTTGAAACCGGACTATATTACGACAATATAGCGGGAGATGGTTTATTTGGAATAGCTCAACCATTGTTCCATCCAATAGAATTTGCTCGTGGAGCAATAAAACTTTCTCAAGGATCTCCAGATGAATTGATGGCAAGAAGGGTCGCATTAGCGCATCTAAAAGAATCATTAAAGGATATATATTCTGGAGAGTTGATAGTTATAGGATCTCCAGATATTAGGCCTCACGATTTAGTTTATTTAGCTGACGTGTATGAAAGAATGTACGGCATTTTTGAAGTCGAACAAGTAGTTCACCACTTTACTCCAAATATGGGATTTATTACATCAATAACCCCAAACGCTCTAGTTACCGTAAACGATCCAGGAAGATGGTTTATGTCTTCTTGGATACATTCTTGGTTTTCTATACAAAATATGAGAAACGATACAAGATCTTTAATCAATGCAGTTCAGGCTGGAAATACTGGAATACTTTCTGGTGGAAATATTTCCGTTGATGGCATAGCAAACGCTCTTCAGGCTCAAATGCTAGGAGGTGTACAGTTTACTCATGGATCTAGCGCTTTAATGTCAGATATAATGGCCAACTTTGCAGCAGAGGGTCTTACAGATGCTCAAGCGCAAATAGAACTGCAAATGAAACAAAACACAGATGCTGGCGTAAGCTTAAAGGGCATAGCAGCAACATATTTGGTTACAACTGGATTAACAGCTAGCGTTGGCGCTTTATTGGGTGGGCCTGTAGGAGCTGGAATAGGAGCAGGTCTTTCTTCTGATTTATTCTGGAAGGGTTGGAAATGGATTAGGGACAATGTTCTAGATCAGCACGGTTGTTATATATCTTATCTAAACAAAAATTGACAGCCAATGGATGGTGGCCTTTCCATTAATCAGGGAATGGTAGTTGGAAGATATCATACTAAGAGACTTCTTCCTGGAATTCTTGGAGTTAGAAGCAAAGTTAGAACAGTAGAGGGTAACTCATTTGTTAGATTAGATGACTTATTAAAGAATATGGGCTGGAAAGAAAATCAAGTATCCTCATTGGTTAGATACGTTAGTTATGAAAACGCATTAGTTAATACTGAAGTTCTAAAATATTCTGGAACTGGTCCAGATAAAACTGGATTAAATCAATTCTTCAAAATTGTTTGCAAGTTAAATAGAGTTCTCGATGGAGATGAAATAGAAGTTGTTGATTTGATGAACCCAACTGGAACTCCTTTTAAAGTTAGACTAGAAGGAATAATATCTTCTAATCTTGGAGTTTTTGAAGGATACATAAAATCTACCCAAGCTGGTTATAAGCCAGATGATCCAGTTCAAGCAATAAATGTAAACGCACCCGGTGCAAAAGCTACATTATTTATTTTGGAAAGATTAGCTAACGCACCTTTTGTTGTAAGAGTTTCTCCAAATGATCAATCAGCAAATTCGATATACACAGAAGATGATCTATTGCCAGGGTCTAAACTAAATACATTTAATAGTTATCTCAAAGGTGTACATTATGGAGAAAATGATAGAGAAAAAGCTTTAGGTACTATATTTTATAGAATGCAAGTAGACGATAAGGATAATTTAGTTTTGTCTATTCGTGATTTTTTCATAAAAAACAGTGGTCAAGATGTAATTCAATTAAAGAAATCTTTTAAAGCAACCGTTTTCCCAGATTCTCTTTTTGGAATTAAGTTTGATGAGATATACAATTCAATATATTCATCTGAAATGAAAGAATACTTTGAGACAAGCGGTCCATCAGATCCGCTATTTTCTTTAAGTCCTGAAAAAATTAAATTGTTTAATGATTTAGTAAACATTAGAATATTAGAAACACTCTATTCAAAAGCGTCAGAATGGCCGTATGTAGCATGGGACGAGTACTATGAAGATGGAGTTCCCGCGACCCTTAACTGGGAACTAGTAGCAAATAATATGGCTCAAGTTTATACTGTAGACTTACTAAGATCTAGACCAGCAGAAATTGGACTTGATGATCAAATACCTGGAGTTAATTATGTTCCACAAAACTAGTATAGGATCAAGATATGAGTGATTTTGGATTTAGTATTAGCGATTTTGAAAACTCTACTTCTTTTACTAATAAATTAGGAGAGGGATATAATCCAGATGGTTCTGCAAGCATTGTAACTTCTGCGTCAAAAGAAAGATATTCTAATCAAACTTTAACCTCTAGAAATATCGTAGATATAATGTCTGGTCGGAGCAATAGTTAGAAATCCAGCAGCAGTAATAGACGCTTCTTCAAGGTTTGTTAAATCTTCTCTCCATTCAATCTTAGCCGCTGGCGTAGAATCAGATTCAGCTTTCGTTATACAGAATCCAGATTATCAAGGTCCAGGAGATCAAGAAACACTTTCTGGACCAGCAGCTTATCAAAAGATGATATCAAGTTCCATAGTTGGAACTGGATATAAACCAACAGGAGTTATGAACCCGTTGCAAGAATCAGTAGGTGGTCAATGGCCGGGAACAGATAAATCTCAAGTTCAAGATTCTTCAGGCGCAATATATACACATAATAATATTTCATATAAAATTAATCCTGAATCTCCTGGCTTAGGTAGTAGACCAGTAGCTCTATCGGATGAGTTAACAGAAGAAGAAATACAGATATATATATCTAGAGGAACAATTCTAAAAAAGAATATAGATGAACCTGCTTTAACAATTGGTTTTCAATTTGATATTCCAAACAATTTGTCTACATATTCTTTTGTTCAAACAAATTCTTATTATTCAAAAGAGTTTGAAAATACAGAAGACTCAGTAGATGCTGCGCTAATTTCTGCAGCGGCAAGAAAAGCATACATAAGCGCTGCTCTTATAGAATGCCTACTCATGCTTACAGATCCAACTAAAGGTGTTAGCATAGGAGGAACATTTGGTTTGTCTAGGGTTATAAATTCAGAAAGCGACGCAACCAAACCAAATTCTGTAGAAAATGGTTTAGATAAAAATAATAAAAATTCAATTTCTGATCATGTTTTTGGAAGAGCTTTTGATATAAGAAAGGTTGGCAATACCACAAACTTAGGTAGGTCAAAACAAGTTTATGCACAAGCTCTAGATCAATTTTTAACAAAACTTTCATTATTACCACAACCACTAATTCCAGATTTAATAATAATACACCCCGACGTTGCTAAAGAAAAAGGAATTGGTGAGGGTTTTGAATCCGTAAATAGTGCAATAAAAATACAATATCCAAATTTAAAATATGTAAATTTTGAGTTTGGTTCAGAACACACCGATAATATACATATAAGTTTTGCTCCAGAAAGAGGTGGTCAATATATCTCCTCAGATCCAAGCACAAGCGCTTGGATTGCTATAAGTTCTACCGGTGGTCAGTATCCTGGTATACCATTTGATAATTCGGAATCAATATCTGCAGCAAAACAAAAAGCTTACACAAATTATAAAAATGGAGGCCCTGCGTTATCGCTTACTGAAATGTTCATAATGTTAACTAATGAAGGTCCATTCTCTCAGGAAGCTGGAGCTATAATGTGTGCGATTGCAGGAAGGGAAAGCGCAACCAATCCTTCAGCATATAATGGAAAATGTTTTGAAACTCAAACCGAGTTTACTCAAGATGTTTCAATAGGAATGTTTCAGTTTAATTTGCTTTCGTACGCAAAAAAGGGTCAGCCAGATTCTACTGCCTTACCAATATATTGGGATGGTACTCAAGCCGTTAAAACGACAATACAGTCTCACAAATTGGCATATAATACACCTGAATCTCAGACATGGGATTCAACAGCAGTATTTAAAAAAATAGCATCAGTGTATAAAGAAACAAACGACAAAAATGCCTCAAAACCTACCACTGATGATAAATTATGGTATCCAATAAATCAAGTTTGGTTAGCTGGGTATAAATTTGGTGTTAAAGATTTTTCTATTAATAAAATTAATGACTCATCCGGATTTTATCACTGGGGTGATTATAAACAAAAAAATGAAACAGGAACTTTAGTTGATAGATCTGATTGTGGTTTTATTTTTGGCGTAAAATTTCAAGACGCAGTAGATGTGTATTTAACTACTGGAAATTCTGTTGAAAAACTTGAAGAATGGGTAAGAGCAAATTTACCTAAAAAAAATCCTCTAACCGCAAAGTATGTAGAGGAATGGATGGATGGAACTGTTTATTATGATAAACCAAAAAATGGATCATTGGTAAATGAAAGTTTAAGCAAGCCAATAGTCTACAACGCTCCAGGAGCTTCTATCGAAGTTGGCTATGGAAATGGCGGTACAATACCAACATTTACAAAAAATGATATCCTAGAAGCAGCACGATGGTTATCAAAAGAAAGAATGCAACAATGGCTAAGCAACTATAGGTCTGACCTATTGGGTAATATGGGCTGCGAAAGATTTGCAAGAGTGCTTTCAGCTGCTCTTGGATTATTTGGTTCTCAACAAATTGATCTAATAAACAAAGATTGGTCATACATTGGAACTGTTGGAGTAGACGCCACAATATCGACTCCTGGATTAACACAACACGAAACAGCAGCTCAACACTTTGATGCGGTAAGGTCAACAAGCGCTTTTTTTGGACCAGAAACAGATACTGGAAAAAATCCTCCTTCTGGATATTTAGTATTTTGGTCAGGCGGAGGTGATGAACTTGGTCACATAGGAATTTCTATAGGTAATGGAGAATACGTAGATCAACATGATTCTTCAGACAGACCTAGACCAAGAAAAATATTATCAACTACATTTCCAGGAAGATTGTATCAATATGAAGGAGCATGTTCAGCCTGGAGCTGAAAGGAATAACTATGAAGTATTATCCAAAGTTTGATGAAAAAATAAATGAATTCATTTCAAATAATAGATTTCAATCTTCTAAACCAAGATATGGAACTATTATGTCGTTTAATAAAATGAACAATACCGCAGTTGTAGTTCTAGACGAAAGAATGACCAATCAAATTGGAGATATATTAAAAGATGTACCATGCCCATCGATACAGGGTATTCAAACGGTAGCCCCAATAGCTGGATCAAGATGTGTAGTTGGCTTTACCGATGCCAACGAAAGATTTCCCTATATAATATCTTATGTAGATGAAACTAATTCAATAGGAAAATACATGCCTAGCTATTCAGTAAACACAGGAGTTCCAAAATTTTTGGTATAAATTATGTCTGAAAAAATTAATATAAAAAAATCATATGAATCATCAGTAGGCAATACTGCTTCTGAATTTAATGAAATTAATAAAAGAAAAACATTTTCACAAAGAGAAGTTGGCCTAAATCATCCAGATAATCCCGGATTTATAAGACTAACTGATTCTGGGGATATTGAAATATTTGCTGCTCCGGGTGTAGGTTTGGTTATAAATGGGACTACAAAAACTGTATCTATATTTGCAGAAAATATTAAATTATATACTAAAGAAGACGGATTGAAATGGAACTCAATGGATTTTAACCATTCTGCAACCACCTTTGCGGAACCCGCATTTGTTATGTCGGATGATAAATCTTATAATCCAGCTTTTTTAAATTTAGATTATTATATATCCAATTTAGACAGGTTAGAACAAGAAGAAGAAGAAAAAACTGTTACTATAAATGGAAGTTACCAATATCAGTTGGACACTGAATCCGAAATAGATAAAATTAATTTAAATAATGATTCTATTATTTTAGAAAATTTGTCTACTCAAGATACTCAGGCAATACAAGAGTTTTTTGATAAATCATCGGCTATGTGGCCACCGAGAACCACAACAGAATCTGTAACTTTAATGATTAAAGGTTATTTAGATTCTGGCTTTACTTTAACTCAAGCATTTGATAAAGTAAATGAAATTTTAATTTCAAATTAGTTAAAAAGAAAGGTTAAAGTACCAGTGTCAGATTTTTACATTACTCTTAGTGGTGATTTAGTAGTCAATGGATCTGGAGATATTGGTGTTGTTGGTACTCAAACCGAAAAAGACATTCAACATGTTTACATTAGGCTTATGACAGAGCCAGGAGATTTCTATATATACCCTCAGCTTGGAACGCAGCTGTCCATGCTATACGGCATGCCGCAGACACCTCAAACTGGAGACTTCGGTAAGAAGTTGATAAGATCTGCCCTTGAAAGAGAAGGCGTTTTTAAAAATAGACAAATTACTATTGAGGCAGTGCCGACTTCCGCTGACGAAATAAGATTTGATGTATATATAATGGGAAGCTTAAACGAACCAACTGTGTTGTCAATAACACAAAACCTAGGAGCCTAAAGTGGTAGCAGTAAATATTAAGTCAAAAGAACAAATGTTAATAACAACTTTAGACTCCCTTCAAAGAAATGCCGGGATCAGCTCTATTTCACCTGGTTCGATAGCTAGAGCGTTTGCCGAAGCAATTCATTCTGAAATAGGGGATTTATATCAATCATTAAAGTATAGTATAGAACAAACAAATCTAGGAACCGCTTCCGGATATAACCTTGATATGATTGGTTCTCTTTATAATGTTCCAAGAAGAACTGTTTCTTCTGATTTAGTTCCAGACAGAGTAACAGCAAATATCGAATTTATGTTGAACTCAACTACCTCTTCAACAATAACAATTCCAAAAGGAACATTGGTAAGAAATAACATAACATCATTTTCTTCAAATCAATATTCATATGAATTAACGGGTGATGTTGTTATTACTCCCGGAAATACAAAGGCATACGGAAGCGTAAAAGCCGCATTTGCCGATCCAAATATTACTGCAGCAAGAAATACGTTGACTAGTCATAATTTTATTGCTCCACCAGGAGTAGTGGTTTTGTGTAACAATCCCAAAGAAGTCTATAGCAGCCTAAACGCAGAGTCGGACGATAACTATAGAAGAAGGATAATATCTGCAGTAAGAGGATCTTCTTCTGGAACAGCAGAGTCTATTCGTTTTTCTGCCCTATCAGTAAAAGGCGTCAGAGATGCAAAAATAAGAGAAGCTTCCTACGGAATAGGCTCATGCGATATCGTCATAGTCCCCGAATCTCAATCGAGTATATCAACTATGGCTCAGTTAGTTTACGAAAAAGTAAAGGCAATAAAGCCAGTTGGAATTAATCTAAACTTAAGAATAGCTACTAAAAAATTAGTAGATGTTTCTGCAAGTATAGTATTAAGAGAAGGATCAACCGAAGCTTTAGCTAGCGCAGTGCAAAATCAGGCTAGAATATTCTTAAATAGATATTTAAACTCATTAACAATAGGCGACTCTCTTTCTATTGCGGAGATAGAAAGACAAATGCGCTTAGCTTCTGAGGTAATAATGTCTGTGACTGTTAATTCAATTAAAGTAGATAATAAAAATATTCCTAATAAAGACTATAGATTATCCGATGATAAAAGTTACATGGCTGCTGGTACTCTTAGCGTATATTCTGTTATAATGGGAGTCTCCAACTACTAACAAAGGTGTAACCTATGTCGGAATCAGTTTATTCTGTTGTAAAAAAACAGATAATTAAAGCAAAAAATATGACCCACGCAAGAATGCTGTCTGAGGGTTACGATGATTTTCCTGGTCAAATTCTAAACGAAAATATATTAGCACAAGAAGCAAATATGGTTAACTGGGAAAAGTATGAAGATGATTATGAGGCCGATAATGTTATTAGCTTCAACGAAACAATTCAAACCGATCCAGTAGTTTTTTTAAGATCAGAAAACAGGCGTTTAGCAAAACTCGCAGAAAAGCACAAGAACGTTAAAGACGAAGCTGTAACATCAGTTTATCAAGCAGCCTACGACGCATTTTCTAATTTTGAAATTGGACCAATTAAAAAACCATCTTTTAAAAATTCTCCAGTTGTAGCGGAAACAGCTGTTGCTGTTTTTGCAGACTGGCAATTGGGTAAAGTAACTCCAGATTACAATTCCCAAGTTTTGGCAGAAAGAATAGAGTTATACACTCAAAAGATTTTAGAGATAACAGAAATACAAAGAAAGCACCATCCTGTTAAGAATCTTCACGTATGGCTACTTGGAGACATAGTTGAAGGAGAAGAGATATTTCCTGGACAAAGCCACCTAATTGATTCTGGCCTCTATAGGCAGGTGGGCGTTAATGGTCCAGAAATATTAAGTAGATTTTTATTTTCTGCCCTAGAGAATTTTGAACATGTTCATGTAACGGGTGTAATTGGAAATCATGGCGCAGTAGGCGGTAGAGCAAGAAAGCAACATGACCCAGAAACAAATATGGATAGACTTCTTTATAAGATAGTTGAATTGATATTTAAGAATGAAAAAAGAATATCGTTTAACATTCCAGACGGAAAGGGAGAAAGGCATTGGTATGCTGTCGATAAGATTGGTGACTACAGCTCATTGTTAATACATGGTGATCAAATGCCTTCACCAAATTCTATAACTAGTTACTATAGAAAAGTAATGGGCTGGAAAGATGGTGCCATCCCTGAAGAATTCCAAGATGTTTTCATGGGTCATTATCATCAGCAAGCAAAGATGACAATAGGTAGTTCAACCTTAAGAATATCTGGCTCTCCAGAAAGTTTCAATACTTACGCACAGGAGTATTTTTCTTCAATGAGTAGACCGTGTCAACATTTGATGTTTGTACATCCAGTAAATGGAATTACCTGTGAATATAGCATATGGTTAGATAACGCTTAGGAGTTATTGAGTGAAGACTTATTTATTAAGCTTTAATGCTGGTGACTTTTCTAAAGCAGGAAAAGTTTGGACATCAGACGTTATTGATCTTTACTCAAATAAGTATTATACAAATTATTCTTTAACAAGATCATTTTCTGGCTTAAACTCCTTAGGTGATTATACTTTTACCGGAACAGAGTTACTACCTAATGCTACGCCAACAATAGCAGGTGCACACACCGTAACTAATTATGGTGAAATAATTACAGATCCAGGAATATATCCTCACTATATCTTCAATTATGATTCTATAGTTGATGGTAATTTTGTTTTTGATCCAGATACACCATACGATCCACTAAATCCATCAACTCCAATTTTAACTCCAGATAGTTTTGTAAGTGAGCTAAATAGATTTGTAGATACATCTTCTAGAATAGATATTAGAACATTTAAAGGCGCGTTTTCAACAAACCTTAACAGTGTTGAATCTATAACCTTTGACTTAAAAATATATGAGTCGGATTCAGAAAATCGGACCATGGCTATTGTCAACCACAACCACATCTAGTGCAGTAGGATCAATTCTTTTATCAAAGGATGTAAAAAGATACGCTAAGTTTGAGGTAACAGTTAATACTGAGTTAACAGATTTAAGTGTTCTTTCTTTTGTTCTTATAGTAGAAGTAGCTATATCTGATCCGGCAGTTCCAGTTCTATCACGCTCTGCTAAAAACGTACTAAAAAGATTTCCATCTTGGATGTCAATGTATTCTGACTCTAATGATCAGGCAACTCCTAGCGTCTATATTCCAACTAGTGTTGGTGGAAAGTTTATCAATGCCATCTTAGGAGAAACATTAGATGATTTTGATAGAGAAATAGATTTACATAGAGTTAACTCATATATAGAAACAGCTGATACAAATCAAATAGCTTGGATATATTCAAGTTCTAATGTAAACAATATATTTAATAAAGTTCTTGTTGGAGAAGTTGAATTAGCTAGAGTTGATAATTTTAGAGATTTTATCAAACTAAAAAATGCGTCATATGTTTTCTATCACAATCCTCTAAATAGAGAAATACTTACATTAGAAGAATATAGCGGTTTAAAAATTAGAAATGAAAATACTAATATTGAAATTACCCTTGAGCAGAACCCAGTTCAAGTGTTTAACTGGTTTGATGAATTTGGTTTAAGGGTTGGTCTTTCTAGATTATACCTAGAAGATAACGTTTCATATAAGGCTAGAATTTTAGATGTATTTAAAAATCCAAATGGAGTAGATATAGAATCTTTTAAGAAAACTCTTAGAAGAGAATTAAATTTATGGAAAGCTTTTTCTGCAACTCCAGATTCTAATCATCTTGGCGCAACTCCTGAAATTTTAGAGATGGCCGATATAGAAAGCTCTACTCCATATTTTACAGCTGAAGGTAATCCTACTGATAAATTTAAAAATCTTGTTGAAAATTTGAATATTAAGTATCCAACAAACTGGGGATATTTTGCTTTCGACGATGCAATATGGGATTACGCTGGAGAAGATAATCAAGGAGCAGCTAGAATCACATCTAGGTATTACGATGATGATATAGATCTAATTTATTATCAACCAGGAGTTGGTGATTTTGACGATGCAAGAATTATAATACAAAACTTAAATGCAACTCCACAAAGTTTTGAAACTAAAATAATTGCAACTGGTAAGAAAAAAACTGGTATAACATATGATCATTCTCCAATATCTTTGGGGTATGAATATTATGGTTCTTATAATATTATCGAATATCAAAATCAATCAGCAACTACTAATTTTACATTAGAGTTTCACGCAACACCACACTCGACTTATACTACTCCGACAACTTTTTATACCACAATAATATATTATCCAAAAAATAATTTTGATCCCACCCATCCATCTAGTCCGGAATACAGACAGGTGGAAATTTTTGATACTGAAGGATTTGTAAAAAGTGATTATTTAGTTCGACAAAAAGATACCGACGCCGCGTACCAAAACACAACTTCGTCTGTAGCAAATACTAGACTAAACATAAAAGACATATTAAATATGGTTCTTAGAAATGGAATATGGAATGGTTCCACTTACGATACTCTTAATTCTGATAATTTTCTAGCAAAATTTTCTCACAGAACAAATACCCTGGCAAATACCAGCACATTACTAAGTGCAACGCCAAACTTTACAGAATCAACAAAAGTTGAGATAGTATCAAAACTCTATAATCCAGTTGAAGTTTCAAAAAATACAAAAATCCAATCTAGTTATTTGTCGCTAAATTCATCTACTCCTCCAACCGAAATTAATTTAAACCATACATCAATTTATAACAATATTTTATTTCCAAATAATTCTACGCCAACACAAATTCATATTAAAAATATTAAACCTACAAATGTAGAATATGGATATACCGAATCTTCTAGTCCGCTTGCGGGATACGGAGGAGAATCTTATTATTCTGAAATTGATGAGAATATATTTATACCTTCTTCCCCAAACATACTCTTATCGTACTATTCGGGTGATACCTACGTCCCGTCATCAAATGCTAAAGTAGATACTGAAACAATTAACTTAGGAGCAGCAACAGCAAACTATTATTTTACTGAATTAAGCTATCCTTACAATTCAACACCAAATAGATTAACGTTAAAAACGCAAGATAGCAATACGTATCCACATAAAAAAATAAAATGGGAATCATTTGAACTAGATCACGCAACACCAATTCGTGGTTCAGTGGATGAAAATGGAATAGTTAATTTTTCTTCTACAAATGGCGAATACATACCAGGAAAAAATTCAGATATAATACAAATTCCAGAAATAACTAGAGAAAATTTTGGTCTGTCTGGCGAAACAAAATTTGATTACTTTTTTGAAACTATAAAAATACAAGATCCAGAATCAACAGATATATCAATTTGGTCAGAGCAAGAAATCGTTGATCCATTCTTAAATAGAACATATGTTTTATATGATGGCAATATCTCTGATCTTCTTGAGGATCCAGATTATACAACAAAAGCAATTACGTATCCTTCTAATTCGGTAAAAGAATCTTATGACAGTGAAAGAAATACTACTGTATTTTCAAATTTTGTAGCAAGAGGTAAGTTATTTGATTCAAAGTTGGACACCAGAATGCATACTGGTTGGCTACATGTTTCAAACGAAGAAAAATATATTTTTGCAAGACCCATAACAGAAAGTTTTAATGGAGCATATAAGACCATCAATCTATCCGGCATGCCGAGACAAGGCTCTCCTGTTATAGTCAAAGTTTCAAACGCAGAAACCAGTGTGGCAACACCTTATTATGAAATAGCATTTTATGATTTGGCTACACCAAACTCATTTGGATTTTACAACGAAGAAACAATCAAGCCTTCGTTTGATAATTCTTTCTATTTAGGTTACTCAAATGTATACGATGTATCCATAACTGATGGATTAACTGGGGAACTTTTATTTGAAGATCTTGAGTCAAGTACAAATAAAATTTCTGTTTCTAGCCCTACTTATAGTTTCTTTACGGGTAGAGAATATATTATTTCTTACAAAGTAAGAAATTCTTACTACATAGATTATGATATCTCTAATGCAAATAATAAAGCATTTTTGGTTTTCGATGCCACACCAACATCTACAATGGATTATGAAATAACGTATGAAAATTCTCTATATGAAAATTCTACTCCTCTTAATATAGATCTTGGTCAAACAACTTCTTTCTTAGATAAGGGTTATATAATATATTCAGAAACTGTAAATCCTTTTGATACAGCTGTAGTCAAAATAAGTCCAAGCTATATAATGGATGATCAAGAAGATTATATAACAATAACAGTTGTTTCTTTAGACTCAATAGGTAATCCAAAACCATATCAAAGTTTTGAGTTATCGTCAGGTGTTTTATCTTTTGATAATTCAATTATCACAACAGATGAAGAAGGTTTTGCGTCTACTTCTGCTGTTTATTCTGGTTCAGTTTCTGTTAATAAAACAATTTCTAGTTATCTGACGGTAACTGGAATTGTTTCATCTATTAACCCTCAAGCACATCCAGATAGCGATACATCCGGTTTCTCTTCTATTCAATATTTTGATATATATTCATCGTATGATTCAGCTGGAGAGTTAATTGCAACCGTTGATCCTTCCATTGTCGTTGCTGATGCTAATTCTTCAGTTATAGTTTCTGGTTTATTGACTTCAAATAATTTACCACAAAAAAATAATGTAATTTATTGGAAAAAAGGCAGAACTCTTTATCAAACTTTAAATCAAGTTAGCTATTCAATTAATGATAGCAAGCCTACCGCAACTACGTCATCTGGCATCGTTTATACTGACCAAAATGGAAAATTTGAAATTGGTCCAATAACCTCTCAGGACAGGGCAACTCCTGGATATTGGTTTATTTCAGTCGAGTCAGAATTGCAAGAAGAGCCAACAGTTAGCCCATCCGTACTTGTTGGGGATTCGGTATTTTGGTATGAGTCCTATGACAATATAGATATAAATTATATTCCGAATTTGCAAATGCCAGACACCATAAACTACGACCCCGCAAATTCTTTAACTTTATATGCTACTCCATCGTTTAGGCTCAGTTACTATAGTGATGGTGGATTTAGCAATACTTATACAGGTAGCACACCAAGATGGACCCCTCCTGTATGGATGCCAGTATCAAGATATGAGCAATACCAAGCCGGATATTTAGGTTCCACACCAAATATGGCTGGAGATTTTTCTGGTCTTATTAACGATGTTGAGGATTAATAGTGGATAAGTTTGATTTAAAAATTAACGAAGTTTCTCAGCTTAAAGTTAGAAAAGCTAATGAACTTCCCAAAGACAATAGTTCTACCGCATTAGCCTGGTTTGATTCAAAGCCTGTTACTCCTGCAAATAATCTATCAATAACTGATCTTTCTAATTTTATTCCAGAAAACAGTTATTCTTCAGATGTAAATTCTTTAAGTTCTAGAGCAAAAAATAAAATTGTTTTTTCAAATGAACTTGGAATTCTTGAAGATCAAAATGGTCAAACTGTTTTTGATACAGATGATATAAGTGTTACTGATATTTTCTTAAACGCTCCTGCATATGACAAAAGATACTATGAAATAGATTTAAAAAATAATAATTTTGTACACAGCTATTATGTTTCAAGGTATTACACTCTTACAGAAAGAGATTCGTATACATTTGTTGATTTTGATGATTTCATAGAAGAAAATAAAATACCATTTTCTATAAAAGTTGTTAATGAATATAATGAAGAATATATAGACAAAGATACTGGAATTAAAAAATATAGAATTTTATTAGAGCAATTAAAAATTCCAGAGCATTCTTCAAGAACATCAGTACCAACAAAGATCATTGTTCTATTCAATAGTCCAAGTCCAAACAATCTATCCTTGATATACGATAAGGTAACTATTTCCGAAAACAACGATGTATCATCAATAGTTCCTCAATACAAAGAAAATATAAATACAGTAAGTATCTACAATAAAGTTTCTGAAGAATCTTTTGTCATAGATAACTCTTCAAGAGATAAGAAAATATATTCAAAAAAATCAGTTCTTTCTAAGAAAAATTTGATATCAGGTTTAACTGAAAAAGCAGAAGGATTTGAAGTATTTGTTCCAAAAAAAGCTATATCAGACAGTAGAACTTATGAGTCGTTTAACTGGAGACTTATAGCTAAGGTAAAAAAATCTATAAATGTATCTACCGTAAATAACAATGAAGAAATTGATAGTGAATCAAACATTAAGCAGAAAGTAGTTAACGCGGCGGTTCTTTATTCTGGTGATATTCAGGTATTTGGTGAAGAAAATCAAAAAGATTACAGTCCTTTTAATCCGTATGTTTTTTATAGATTATCTATATCTCCATTTAATATTTCTAATTTTATTTTTCAAAATCCAATAGTAGAAGAGAGTTTTTACGTACAGTCAATAGAGTTGGGAAAGCCAGCAAAAAATCAGGCTGATTACTGGTTGGTCAATATTGATAATATAACAGATGAAGATCTGTCAAAGTTTGACATCTTAGCTTGGTCTCCAAGTAATTCTATTAGCCCAAATAATGGTTTGAAGATAAAAAAATATATAGAAAAAACACAAGGAACTTTAATATTAGATTTATCAAACGTTCAAACACCAAGCGCAGAAAACATAGATCCCAGTTTATCTACTAGCTCTGAGCAATATGAATTAGATACTTGGTCTTATAACCTAGACAACGTTTTTTTAAACGAGCAAAAAAATAATGCTTGGCCACTTAACCAAAGTGTTTTTGAAAGACTAACCATTGATCAAACTAACTATGATGTTTATTCTATTTTTGGCAGAAGCAAGCTTCCTGGATTGGTAGATAAAAAGGTAAAAGAATTTACTGGTTCAATTTCTGAATCTAATGTTGTTCTTAAGAACTCTAGAGGCAAACCGCTATTTGTTAGTCTGCAGTTCGATACTGTATCTGATACCCTCTCAAGAGGCAACCTGTTGATTACAACAACTCCAATACTAAAGTATTGCAATGATCTGTATCAGCCTTCTTCTTTGTTTGATATAGCAACTTCAAATAGCGGCCCTGTTTCATTAGCCGAAAGCGCATTTACCGTATCGGCTGCTATAGAAGGACCGATGAAAATTGTTTATAACTCAGTTTCAATTTCATTACTTTCTAGAATATTTTCTTCTAAAATAAAAGATTTAAGATCTTCTGTTTATTACCACTTAAGCAATTGGGATTTTTCATATGTAATAAACTCTAACGCTCTTCTTGACGACGAAAAAAAACAAGAGTATATAGAAATAAAAGATAAATCTGTAGACTCAGTAGGTATTTCAAAGTACGCAAAAAATCTTATACCTAATAATTCTTCTGTAGTAGAATTTTATAAAAAATCTGTTTATGACTTTTTGTCTGATCAGTACAACCTAGTTCTTCAAGAGTTAAATCCACAAGACATAGAGTTTTATGTAGAAGTAACTAATCCAGATGTCATAATAGCCAATGCAACAAAAGTGGTAAAAGATTACTCTAGCCAGGATGTTGAAGATATACCAACTTCTTATACGGTTTATAAATTAAATTCTCAAGAAGTAAATTCTTCACTGTACGCATATACAAATACTCCGTCAGCAGAATTTAAGATTCCAGGAGGATTTGGTCCCTATGTAATAAGACAAAGAATATATAGATCTCCCAACCAGCAAATTAATGATAGGGTAATGAATTTATTATCTTCTAATAATATATATAAATCTTATTCGTTTAGCTTTTCTATATTCAGCTCGTACGCTCAATCAAAAGAGTCGCCACTATCTTTTTCTGCGTCATGGTCAGTTGTTTTGTCTGCAATTTATACCGCTACTCTTTCAAGAGATACTTATTACAAAAACGTATCTCCTCCTGGGACTGTAATTGTTGAAGCAAATAAAATAGTCGCTTCATATAAGTTTGAACCAGATGAAGGTGAAACCGCAATATTTTCTAACGCTGATAGAAGACAGCAAATAGTTAATACTTCGGATCCCGCAAATAACTTTATGTACACAAATGATATTACTAACGGGAACATAAATGCTGGTTATTCCGTTGGAAAAAGTGGACTACTTCCAGATTATGTTGCCTATATTCAAATATCTCTAAGAGAATATAGTTCACAAACTTATTGCAATATAACAAAAGTATACGATGCTCAAACCGAAAAAGCGGTAAAGATTTTTCAAAGGCTAACAGACGCAAGATTTGAAGATGGAAAAGTAGATAGCGAAACAAAAGCGCTCTTTGCAAAGTATTTATGGAAAAAAATGAAAGACACTGAACCAGAAAGATACGCTACGGTAATTGAACGTATTCAAAGATTTAATCCAGGGTCAGTTAAATATGTACAAGGAGCCGCAAATTCTATAGCAATTCATGAGCTTCCATCTAGAAATAATCCTGGTAATTACAGAAAAATAACTTTTAGCGGTTCATCCGGTCCAAACATATTACACGATACTATTTTTGTATATCTTCCGGAAAGATATCTTTCTTCTACTGTTCTAAAAGATATTACAGTAAGGTCAATAACTGTTTATCCTGGAGAATTTGCTGGAACAGCTTCCTATAAAGGTATCGAAATTTTTGATATAAAATGCATTCCTCTTAATCCATCTGATTCTTCGATAGATTATACTAAACCAAAAATAATTAAAGGAAAAGTTCCATATACAAAAAGTCCTATATTAGCAGAAGTAAATCTTCCATCTACTCAGGCAGCTTGTTTTGCTATCAAGATAAGAGGAGGAAGCTTAGGTGGTAATTTTGGTCCATACACAGAAGGTTACTCTTTAAATAAGATAGAATTTGATATATCCTATAAGTATGACGTATATAATGACAGAGAAATAATAGAAGATGGATATAAGCTAGAGACAAAGACGGCAGATGTAACGGTCACCTACAATGCCGCCGGTATTGCAAGTAATATATCTGCTAATAAAGCAGAAATAATAGATTTAAGTGGTCTCAAATCAGTTAAATACGCGACTTCACCTGTCTCCATAACGTATCCAACTTGGTCCGGTTTGATGACATTGGATTTAACTAAAACTAAAATTGACTTTAGCAGCAAAGAATATAAACCACCATTTACTCCATATTCTTCAGATTCTGAAACTCCATCATACAAAGATGAATCAATAACAATAGACTTAACATCTACTAGGACAGTTTCTGTTCAGTCTAATTCTTTGTCTTTATCAAATGTTTTGTCTTCTACAAATAATCCAGTTTCTAATTCTTTGGTGACAATTTCTTTGAGTGGTTCAAAATTGGTATTTGAAACTTCTTCATTAAATTATGAAAATTCAAACGTAATTAAAACTGAAGAAAAAACAATTGAAAATTATTGGCTATTAAAAGATGATGGTTCAATTATAAAGAATTCAAAAAATACTATAACTGTTTTAGATGGATTGGTTATGTTATGTCAACCAAGTGATGAACCAGCACTTGTAGGAAAACCGTATGGAATAAACTTGCAAGATCTTAAATCTTCTAATTTAAATTCAAACGAAATTAATATAGATTATGGTTCACTGATATTAAATAATAATCTAATAAATAATGGCGGTTTAGTAACTGGGTTCTATGATAGAAATAAAAAAGAATTCTTAGGAAACAATTTGTATTATGTTGACTTAGTAGCTAGAGGGGTAGACAATGTATATATCGCAGCAATTGCAGTAGACGCCGATGGAAATCTTGGCACAGGTGTTGATTTTTTTGGTCCAAAAACAAATATTGCCATAAGGCCAGCGGATGTTCCAGTAAAAATGGCTTGTCCAATATATAATGTTGAGTATATCCCTTCTTCAAGAATAGGCATCTCTCATATATCTCCTAATCTATCAAAGCTAGAACAATGGCCAGTAAACATTACCGCAGGATCTTTTACCAAAACATTTTACATAGATCCAAGTTATGGTTGGACAAGTTGGCTTAAAAACTATGAAGGAAAATATTTAAGAGCCACATATTCTACTTTGGGAATAAACAATGTAGTTTGGTCTCAGTGGGCAGGAAAGCCTTATATAGATGTATTTAAAGAAACTCCTATTATTCTTTCTTCTAGAAGAATACAATTAACAAAGGTTCCATTAGCTACTCTTCATCAACCAGCTTTTACAAAAATTGGTGAAACTAAAAATTTTGTAAAGATTTATATAAAATCTTCTGATGATCAATGGGAAGTTTTGAATGAAAAGTACATTAGAAACATTAATGCATTTACGGGAATAATAGATTTCGTAACACCAGTTGCAACTGACCCAGATTCTATCTTGGTTGATTACACAACAAGGGCAAGTGGAATACCACTAAAAGTTATTAATGGATCTAGAATTCCAATTAATCCATTTTTAAACAGAGATACAATTGAACCCGAAAAACCATTACATATATATATTAAACCGTCTAGAATAGAAGTTATTAATCAAAGTATAAATAGTTATACATTAGATTTTATTCCAGACTACACTTATGATAGCCCAATAGATTTTACATATAACACTTCTATATTTAATCCATACAACAGTAGTTCTTATGATCCATTCTCTCTTCAGATTGGTTTAATCCATGTGTTAAATTCTGTTGATATAAAAGATATTTCTTTGGAAGACTTAAGAATTAAAGGTGGTGGAGTTAAGTCGACTATGGGTAAAAATATTAGTTTGTCTAATTATGGATCTTATAATATTAACGTACTGTTTAAAACGGTGAAAGAAGCATCTTCTTTCTGGGATGTCTACCCGGCTGAACAGCAAGCTTATTCAAAGGGTGGATTTATTATAATCAAGATGCCTAGAGAGGTTTTAAATAATTTTACTTCAGAACAAGAATTGTATAGTATAATAAGTAGAAATATTACAGCTGGAGTTGTATATAAAATACAAGATATGGAAGGAAATGATTGGGGTGTTCTTGAATGATTAATTTTCTTCCAAACACTATAAAAACTTTTTCGGATCGATCACAGCAAACAGTTGGCTCTTTGATAAAGAGCATTAAAGCTGATAAAGGGCAAGTAGCTGAATTAGTTAAAAACCTTTCTAATTTTAGTGCTGGCGCAGATTTTGCACCAGCGCTCTCCTCTTCTAGGTCTATAATCGAATCTGAATTTTTTGTAGATATATTTAGAGATATCCAATTAAGATTTGATAGTTATTTTAGAGCTTCTAATGCGGTAAGCGTTTCTGTAAATTCTATGATAGATCTTATGCTATCTCAAATAGCAAAAACAGAAAAAAATATAAATTACTTAGAAAACTATATAGAAAATTTTGAATTCATTTCTGGAAATGATGATTTATATAATTTTTCTTATATAGAAAATTTTGATAACTTTTTAAATTCTAATCAAAATGATTCAGAGCCGGTTCCTTATGTTGACAGAGGTGGATCAGAATTTGGAGAATTTGGCAATGGGTATATAGATCCTGTTGTATCTAAATTTAAAATAGGAAATGGAATAGAGTTTATAAATCCAATTGGTTACATTAAATCTGTTGATTATGAATCAAATTACCCTCAGTATATTTCATCAATAACAGATTATAAAGCTTTATTTAATGAAAAGCAGTCGAATGTTTGGAGTGTTTCTATCAAATCTCCAACTGTTCTAACATCTAATCCAGCTAACATATTGAGATATGTCGATTATGATTTCTCTTATTTGGTTGGAGCAAAAACTATAATTACTGTTGAATTTATAAAAGAAATAGAAATGGACGTTATTAGATTTAATCCAAATGAGTTTAATGGCTTGCAGTTAATGCAGGTCGTAATTGAATCTTCTAATAATGTAGAAAAATCTTTTTCAATAAATTCAAATGTTCCAATTTCTGGTTATCAAATGAAAAAAATATTGTCAGCTCCAATTGAAGTTGAATCAGTTGTTGATATTAATTTTCCTTTAGACAAAGTAAAAAAAGTAATATTTATATTTAATCAGTCAACCTATACCAAGACATCAAATACCGCTTCCCCAGATGAGATGGCATCACGTATAGTTAGTAAAATAATAAATGAAATTAGACAGAAGAGAAAAGCCAATTATAGTTCTCTTCAAGATATTATTCTTGAATTTTTCAAAAAAGGCATATCTATTGATGAAGCTAAAAGAAATACATATTCCTATACCGATTATTATTCAAGTAAATATCCGCAAAGTCCTTCTGTATCAATGGGCGGATCTTCTTTAATCGGGCCAAAAATTGATTCCGAATCAACTATAGACGAACACGATGAGCTAATGAAGCAAAATCAGTTAACTTCAATTGTTAAAAATATTGTTTCACAAGCTCTTGGAACTAGGTTTAATTTGTTTAAAGATTCTTTGTATGTGAATAATAATTATACAAACTTTGGTGGAGGACTAGGTAAAATATCTGGTTCTGCTCACCGACTTTCAAAAAATTCATCTCTAAATGCAGAAAGATTTTCTTTTGAAGAAACAGAAAAAATACCAGGATCATCTTTTTCTAGATCTCCAATTCTGACACAAAATCTTAACGCCACTTCATCAACATATGATTATTCTTTTTCAATTAAAAATATACAGTTTGGAAAAACTAATCAGATACAAAACTCGACTAATTCTTTTAGCTCCGGCAAAGCTTGTTTCATAAGCTCTAAGATACCAGTCTTGGGAGAACCATTAGCTATAAAAGCAAAGCTAAATCTCGAGAAGAGCGAACAATATAAAAACTTACCAAAGTTTGATTTAGATCAGGCAAATTCGTATGAGCTTTCAATATCTATAAAAGATCAGCCAAAATCAGAATCAGATTGGATTCCGATAATTTCTTACAATAGTTCAAAAATAGATTCAGAAATGTTGTTCGTAGATCCTATTACCAAAATAGCGATTTTGCGTTTCTATCCAAAAGAAACATCATTATCAGTTTATAGAAATCAAAATAAAATTTCAGATAATGAATATGTTTTAAATAAATTTGAAAAATCTATAACTATAAAAAACTACGATCAAAAAAGCATCTATATAGTTAGTTACACGGCTGATGATATAAATTATTCACAAAACTTTATCGATATAAGCACACTAAAAACAGACACCTATTCAAATTCAGCTTTTTCAAATGATATTAATGGAGAATACTTTGAAAGAACTGGTTCTAATAACTCTGTAAAACTCTCACAAAGTCCGTATATAGACAATAACAAGTTAAAAAATGCTACGTATAGCAATACCCTAGGTACTATAAATTCTGTAGATTACATAGGATATAGTCCTGTTTCGGTAAAGTTAGCAAATGGATCTACTGCTATTAATTTAACAAATTATGTTTTAGGCAGGGTTGATAGAGCTGAATTCTATTCAACATCAGAATTTTTATTTTATCAAAATGGTAGACATATTGTTTTCAATAGAGCAGTAAATGAACCATTTACTATATCTTATAATTATTTGAATAGTTATATTAGATTTAGATTAATAGTTAGAAATAACTTTAATAGTTATTTTTCCACTGGCTCGGTAGATAGCGTTATTCTAAAACTTAAAACAAAAAACTCAGATAACTTTTCAAGCAAACTTCTTAGACTAGGTTAAACATATGGCTCAGCTTTCAACAAACACTGTTTTTTATGATCAGATGATCAAAAGAATTCAGTCATTTATATCTAAATACAAGAATAATGACATGGCTTCTTACGATGAAATGGCTAAAGAATTTGAGTCTATAGTTTCAGATACGAATAAATTTTCTTTAGAACCAATATCTAAATATAATCAAGTAACAAAAGGTGAACCACCGTCATCTAAAAAATTTAACGAATTTATAAAAAACGTTGCAGACGATTTAAATATAATTGCAAAACAATTAGACTACCAAAGTGCTCAGCTAGTTTCTCTATATAATTTATTTAATTCTGAAATAGAAAAAGAAAATCAATTTGCAAATAGAATTAAATCTAAAGTAAGAATTCTTCAAACTTATTCGGAAGCACCAGCTGAAGATTTGTATTATTTTGGAGATTCATTTGACAATATGGATTATGTTGATTTAGAAAAAACGCCCAAAAACACGATAGCTTTAATTAAAGACGGATCTGCTTCTCTTCCTGTTTCTTCTACCAGCACTTGGGACATAAGAAGTGTGGCTATAATAGGCGATTATTCTAATGGCTTTATAGGAAATAACCATCAAGTATACTTTGCTGATAACGTAAATTCTAATTATCGTTATTCTTTTGAAGATAATAACTTTGTTGGTTTAATTCAAAATATAACGGATGGCAATCCAATAACATATTTTGAATATGAAGGAATATATGTAGACCCAGTTGAAAAAAGAAAAAATAACGCTAAAGATTTTGAATTCTTGTATTCACAAGAAACTATAGTTGATGGTTCTAAAAAAGTAGTATATAAAGATTGGTCATCAAAAAAGACAAATGAACCACTTAAACTTGGTATAAGTATAAAATCAGAGAAGGCAAAAAAGACAAATTCTGTTTTAATAGTTCCATACTTTGGTTCTCCCAATAACCCATACGGAGAACTAAAGGTATCCAGTATTACTGCAGTGCTTGAGCCAAGCAAAAAGATAGTAGAACTTTTACCTCAACCTATATATATAGGCTCTAGTTTTGTTCCAAAGTCCCTTGAGTCTAGCCAAAGTTTTTTTTACAACAAAGCAAGAGTTCAGTTTAATGAAATTTTTACTTCAGAAATAAATATATATTTTGAACAAAACTCTTCATCTGATATAAAAATTCAACACTTATATTGGAAACCGTTTGGTAATTCTGTTAATTTTAGCGCCTTAGACACTCAGTCCAGGTTTGATCCTTCTAGTTTGGCTTCTTTAGGTTTTCAAAATGTTCAATATGATTTATCAGAACTGGTACCACCAATTACTAGGCCAAATTCTTATAAAGATGAATCTAGCTTTAATACTAAACGTGTATCAGTAAGCTATACAGACAACTTAAATGCAGACAGATATATTGTTTCTTTTAAAAGAATCAATGCAGACGCTAGTTCTAGTGTTTCAAAATATTATTATACTAATTTTCCAATTGGTTTTGAATCGCTCTTGGTTCAGCAACAGAAATCGGCTACCACAGATATAAATTTGGCTTTTGGATTTGAGTCAAAAGTAGCAGCAGAAAATGCTAAGCAATACATAGAATCAAAAATATCATCTACAGAGTGGTCTTCTTTAAATTATCAAGAAATTTCTATTGAATTAGTTAAAGAAAAATTAAACCCAAAAACAGTAACAGCTCAAATCTCTTTGAAAAAGAATTATGAAATTTATCAAGCTAAAAAACACACCATTGCCCTAAGGTCAGTAGAGGTAAGTCATGATTCTTTTGTACAGAAAGCAGAAATAGTATCTAAACCTTTTGTTTTTGGTTTTAATGTTAAGAATTTAACTATTTCTTCTGCGACTTCTTTCAGCTCTTCTCTTAGCAATTCAAATGAATCTTACATAAAATACTATGTATCATTAGATGACGCAAAAAACTGGATACCTATTTCTCCAATAGAAAATCCTTTTGTTGGAATAAATGAGATTCTTTCTTTTAACGAAAATGTTCTGCAACTTGCAGAAATAAAGGGTGTTGGGTACTTTAATTATCCAGAAATACCTAAAGACACTACGAAAATTAGGGTAAAAATTGAAATACAAAAACCAAGATATGAAAATGTTACTCCAATTATTTACTCATATCAAATAGCTGGAAGAGTGGAACAATCATGACGATAAGTAATATACAAAAAGAAAAATTTTTAAATACCCTATATAAAAATTTGTACTCATCTGGAAATAAACCAAACGAAAATGAAATACTAAAATTTTTTTCTGATTATTTTTCTGAGTATACTCCAGGATTACCTCTTCCTATAAATTCTCAAATATTTAGGCAGTTGGCTTATGGTGATGTGGATATTTTTAATCAAAAAATGCTATATACTATTTTTAACGTTGAAACATTGTACGACTCAATTTTTGAAAACGCTGAAGATTTACTTCAGGTAGCAACCGCTTTAAATAAAAGGTTAGAAACATTAAAAGCTAAAAGAATAAAGTTAGAACAAAAAGTTGACGATTTGCTTTTTGCTAATCAAAACTCAGATGGATATTATTCAGTATACTCAGATAATTTTTCTACAATATCTAAAACAGATTTGCGTACAACAGATGCATTTGTCGATACTACTTTTGGAAAAGTTTCTCTTCCAATTCTGAGGTCATCAATTTTTGATGCCATTTCGGCTAGATCAGTTATTTCAAGCGCTCCTACTTATTCTTTAGGTTTTAATCAAACGCAAATAGAAACAGCTAAACAATTTTCGGACGACTCTTTTTTTGGATCTGTTTTTGACGGATTGGAAAATACAGAATGGCAAAATATATTTTACTTTGATTCTATAGGACTGGTTACACTGGCTATAAACATGCCTATAGCAAACAATGTTTTGGTCTCAAAAATAGAAGGAAAAATTAACACAATATCACCAACCGATATATATGCCAAAGTAGAATATGCTAATGGCAGGGTTGAAGTTCTTTCTAAAAAATCAACTAAAGATTTTGATAGATTTTCTTTTAGTTTTGAGCCCGGTAATCTTGGTTCAATTGAATTGTTTTTAGTAAAGTCCGAGCCAGATATTGTCGAGCCAGCCAGGGTAAACAAGTATGGCTATAGATATGGAATAAGAGACATAATACTTAGCGCTGAGTATTATGATAAAAGCGCATCATATGTCTCTAATCCGATCACTTTAAACTCAAACGATAACAGTAGACTAGTCATTGATGCAGTTTCCATAGAGGTTGGAGAGAATAAACCTACTGGATCTTCAATATCTTATTTTGTAGCAAGGGATAATCCTTCAGCAGAATTTATATCAGATTTTTCTTGGATACCAATTTCTCCATCTTTAGATCAGCAAAATTCTTATTCATCTGTAGTAAGTTTTGATGGATCTACCCTTTACTCAAAGAAGATAGTTGAAAACATCACAAATGAATCTAATCAAATCAAAAAAATTCCTCTTGCTTCTTCAACGGACGCAAAAACAATAAATCAACAAAATCCAATAGTAGACCTATATGGTAATCAATCTATTTACAGAATAGGTGTTATACCCAAGTTGGAAGATCCAATGAGTTCATACATCTTGGATGGAACTAATATGATTAATGGTTATTTTATTAATTATCAAAATAGTATTTTTAATGAAATTGAACCGCTTAGCACCTGGTCTTCTATAATGTCTGGTAAATCTAGCATTAAACAGATTTTCACAATACCAACATATGAGATATCAAATAATTCTTTGTTTTTTTCTGGGCCAAACCTTTCAGGCATAAGCGTTTTGCTAGAAACTAGAATTTACTGTCCTAATGATATTTCTGTAAAGCATCTATTTTTAAAAAATGATTTAGTCTCTAAGGAATGGGACGTTGCAATATATTTAAACGGAAGAGTATCAGTAATAAGAGCTGGAGTTTCTTCTGAAATGATAGATTGGAATTTTAAAACTGGACAAAATACATTAAAAATAGCTATTGATATACCATCAAGCAGCAACGGATCAATATCATTAATGGATTCTAAATCCATATTAGATTACGGTTTAGTTTATAATCAATATTATAGCTATGTTGATCCAATGGAATTTAAATTCAATAGATCTAAATTTGATAAAGTATTTACAATAGATAATTACTTTGGCAATTCGGAGATATTTAGTAGGGATAATATTAGAAATAACTCAAGAATATTTTATTATTCAGCCAATGAATTAGCTACCGATGCCATAAGATTTAGGGCAGATTTTGCTCGTGGGTCAAACCCCCTATCTTCTCCTTCTCTCGATTATTTTAAAGTTAAATTTAAAAACAACTATAAAGCCACCAACGCTTCATTGGACTTAATATCCGAGAACAATTCGTCCACATCATCTCTCTAATGGCTACTATATACAAAAGGAGACCCCATGCCCATAAGTTATAATTATGAAGGATTAGCCAAAAGAGTCAGAGAGCCTTTATCAAAAAAGGTGAGATCTTACTATAGGTCTCCAAGAAAAAGTTTTACTGAAAATTTGTTTAATCAAAAATTTGTTCTTGATACAAGAAGACTATATTCTGAATTTGAATTATTGAATACTAATATATTAAATAATATAAAAGTTTTTATTGGTCAAGAGAAAGATTCTACTCACACTTTAGGGTCAGACGGAAGATGGACATACGATATTTCCTCTGATGGTGTAGAATTTTTTGACTATACGAATAGTGTGACCTATGATAACTTTGAGATAATGGAAAATCTAGCTGCGCGTCTATCTAATTTAAATTTTAAAATTAATAGTCTTGAAAAGAACGTCTAAGAAAAGTTGGAAAATTATGTCTGATTATTTAAATACAGAAAACAAAACAATTCAAAAAAATGGTCCAGTAAATAGCTCTGATTTTAATTTAAGATCAGAACAAAATTATCAAGATTTAGTCAATCTTTATAATAGGTCTGGAATACTTGACCAAAGGCTTCACAACGCCTTTGAAAGAGTGCTAAAAGATCATATGTTTATTAGCAAGGCCATGTCTGACCTAGAAGATAGAGTCAAGGCTCTTGAATTCAATGAATCTTCTTTATATAAGAAACTATCAATTTATAGTTACTCTCAAATAGACGTTGCAAACTTTGTAGCAGAGCCAGACTTTGCTTTAAGTAGTACTGAGGCTCTAAGCTTTGATTACAATTACAATATTATTACCCTACCAAAAGTAGGTGGAGCTTCTTATTCTAAAATTAAATTTTTTAACACAGAAAATGGTCAAGTTATACCCGATTTTTTGAGCGCAAAAGTTGAAAATAATTTTATTAGCGTAGATAACTCCAGTGCCTTAATTGAAACATCTCCTATCTGGCATGCTATCTTGGATAAATCAGATAAATTTTGGAAGAGAACAATAGTAGCTGATTCCCCCTCACCTGCAGGGGCTCAAATGTATTTGTATTTATCTATACCAAATGTTTATTCTGGTTCAGACACTTCTAACTTTATATCATTAAATCCATACCCATTGTTCGGGGTTGATATTTTATCCATTGAATATACCTCAAAAGATGTTCCAACTATGACGGATACGGATAATTGGATTCCTCTTAATTTTAATAGATTATATGATGGAGAAACAGACGCCATAGGAAAAGTTCCGCCAGGGGGCTGGACTACCCTAGGTTCAGATGCCATGAATAATTGTGGGCCAGTAGGATTTTACTTTCCTCCAACTAAAATAACGGGAATTAGAATCAATATGAGGCAGCGTAATTATTTTACGGAAAATGGTAAGTATATCTATACTTACGGTCTCTCTGATTTAGATATAAGATCTGAAAGATTTCTTGAAACTGGTAGAACATTTATAAAATATGAATCTTCTGAGTTAATTTATACTATAGAAGAGGTAGTTCCTAAGATATACAATGTTCCAGAAGAGCTTATATCTACAGCTTTTAGCTACAGAATTATATCTTACTCCGATGGCGTATACTATGTTGGTGATCCAAATGGGGCAAACACAGTTTGGATTGAGGTTACTTTAAATCAATTGTCAGATGGAACATCGCCAGTTTTATCAGATCTTATAGTAAAGTATAGCTAATTTTAATAGTTGATAAACAATAAAATCATTTTACTATAAAGACAAATATATATTTTAAGGAGACTATAAAATGGCAACTTTTTATGTTGGCCCAAGACCAGTTCTTAAGGGTCGCAATACCCAGGACATGGTAAACGTATTTAAGGGGACATCTGGAACCTACTCATACTACCCTCTATTTGCAAAGGGGCTTCTTGATGGTGCGCCAGATCAACACCATACTCCAGGTACTGGATATCATCCTGGAAACGTTTTCTTGTCACAGCTATTTAACGGAACAACACTCTATGAATCAACAATTCCTCTTTCTGGAGCCTTCGCTGATGGCGTAGGTTACGATGGGGCAAGATTCTCACCATTTACAAACAGAAGCGTAACCAGCGCTAAGGCCTTTCCTTCTGGTTTCGGACATGCGGCAGATAGAGAAAATGATTACGCACTATACAGCAACTATATATTTGATGGTGTAGACTCAGCTAAAGCGTTTTCCGCCGGTTACGGACACGCTGAAAGAACAACTGATTACAGTCTTTATAACAATTACATATTTGACGGTGTAACCAGTGCTGAAGTCATGCCATCCGGATATGGTCAAGCAAATGAAGAAACAGAATATGGTCGTTCAAAAATAAACGAATGGAAGGGTGTACCTTCCATGAGAGTACTCTAAAGGAGAAAAATGTTTGATCAAAAATTAATCAAGGACGTAATTGAAAGAGCGGTTTGGACCGCAGTGCAGACTTTTGTTGCCGTGTATACAGTTGGTGGAGTTGAGGAAGCAAAAGCTGCAGCAGTTGCCGCAGCCTCTGCAGGCCTTAGCGTAATCAAGGGTTTTGCAGCTACAAAAATTGGAAGCAAGGACTCTGCAGCTACTCTTAAATAACTGCTTGATAATACATAACGGTTCTATAGCTGATATAATAGCTGTACGGAAACCGACGCTCTAAAAGCGTAAGATAGTTATCCCGCCCCTATAAAAAGGGCGGGATAACTCTTTTAAAGGGTTGACTATATATGTTTTACTGGTTTTGTGTAGATTTAAAGAGGATTATATAAATGTTTCTAGATCAACTTAATACAGTTGTAAGAGATAAATCGCTGCCATTAGATGTCGCAGAAAAATACCTGAACCTATATATTGGTGACGCGGATTGGAAAACGCATATTTCAAAACTGTGGACAAATTTTGAAAACAAAAATAGAAATTCAGATCAAAGTAAAGAAGATGTTAAAAGAGCAATAGCTTGTGCGGCATTGCTTCCAACTATAGAAAAAACAAATATTCCAGATCCCGTTCATTTAATATTGTTTTGGTGTCCCACCTGGAATCAGTATAAAGAAAGAGATTGGTTTTCTTTATTGGTTGAAATAATTAAAAAAGATTTATATATCCAGAATAACCAAACTGAATTACTATCACTTGGCGTTATAGATCCAATAGATTATTCTCCTTTGACTAGACAGAGTTTTAATTGGCTCTATCTGCAAGCTGAACAAAGTGGAGATATAAACGAAGAAAATAAAAGCATAGTGACTAAAAAAATGCAAAATTTAGTCAGGATATACGGGGGTGCAGTAGTATCAAATGTATTTCAAAACCACAAGCACATTATAGATAAGGTTTTTAATTGGAAGACGGGGTATTTCTTTGAAAGAGAAATATACAACGTATATACTTTTGAACAAATAAAAAAGATTAAGAAAACAGAGATAGAAAAACTCAATCCTAAATACATAAAAAAGTTAATAGCAGCTAACTAGAGGAGAAATAAATGTCAGAAGAAATAGAAAACGGAAATCCAGATCTTTCACCAATTGCAAACAAAAATAATTCAATGTTTTTATTTAGATTAACAGATGATTTTGTTTCTTCCTATAAAGAAAAAACTCCTCCGTTTGGCTATAGAGATGCTGGTGGAAATTCCGTTGGTGAGATAACTTTTCTTCGAACTTACTCAAGACTAAAAGAAGATGGAACTAAAGAGACATGGGTTGATGTTTGTGAAAGAGTAATAAACGGAATGTACTCTCTCCAAAAAGAGCACTGCAAAAAGAATAGGCTTCCATGGAACGACGCAAAAGCGCAAGCTTCGGCAAAAGAAGCCTTTGATCGTTTGTTTAACCTTAAGTGGACACCGCCAGGTCGTGGCTTGTGGGCTATGGGCACCAATATTGTAAACATACAAAAAAACTCAGCGGCACTTCAGAACTGTGCCTTCGTATCTACATCAGAAATGACTAAGTTAAATCCATCAAAACCATTCTCATTTCTAATGGAAGCGTCCATGCTTGGTGTTGGTGTAGGTTTTGATGACAAAGGTGCGGACAAAGATTTTACAATTTATTCTCCTACACCAGTAGATCCAACTACTGCAACCTATATCGTTCCCGACACAAGAGAGGGCTGGTATATTTCAACAGCAATGTTGATTGATTCTTATCTTAAGTCTTCTCAAAATGAAGTGTACTTTGATTATTCTCTTATAAGACCAGCTGGTACCCCAATTAAAACATTCGGAGGTATTGCTGCAGGTCATGAGCCTTTAGAAAAACTTCATAGGCATATTAGAAAAATGTTTGATGGTAGAGCTGGAGAAAAACTTACCAGAAAAGACATTGCAGACATTGGAAACCTAATTGGTGTTTGTGTGGTATCTGGTAACGTTCGTCGTTCTGCAGAACTTTTGATTGGTCGAATTGATGATCAAGATTTCTTAAATCTAAAAAACGCTGAAGTATTTCCAGAAAGAAACTCCTACGATGCAAACGCTCCAGGTTGGGGCTGGATGTCAAACAACTCGGTAGAGACTGAGGTTGGCGTTGATTTAAGTCCAATAGTAGAGGGTATAGCTCGCAATGGGGAACCAGGGGTTCTTTGGATGGATATGAGTCGCAAATATGGACGACTTGCCGATCCACCAAACAATAAAGATCACCGTGTAGCTGGTTACAACCCATGTGCGGAGCAATCGTTGGAATCTTTTGAGTGCTGCACGCTGGTAGAGACTTACCTCAATAGACACGAGAGCCTAGAAGACTATAAGAGAACGTTAAAGTTTGCCTACCTCTATGCAAAGACGGTAACTCTTCTTCCGACACACTGGGAAGAAACTAATGCTATTATGCAACGCAATCGTCGTATTGGTACGTCGATGTCTGGTGTAGCAAACTTTGCAGATCGCGTTGGCGTACCTGCACTTCGTGAGTGGATGGACGAAGGATATAAGACAATACAAAGATATGATAATGTTTATTCAGAATGGCTGGGTATTCGTGAGTCTATTAAAATGACAACTGTTAAGCCATCTGGAACTGTATCAATTCTTGCAGGAGAATCTCCTGGAGTTCACTGGACACCGGGTGGAAAGTTCTTCAATAGAACAATTAGGTTCTCTAATGACGACCCAATGCTTCCATTGTTTGGAATGGCTAATTATACAGTTGAACCTGCGTCTGAGTCGCCAGATACAACATCTGTTGTATACTTTCCAATTAAATCAGAAGCCGCAAGAGCAGAGCGTGATGTAACAATATTTGAAAAAATGTCACTAGCTGCTATGGCACAAAGATATTGGTCAGATAATTCTGTATCTGTAACAATTTCATTTAATAAAGATACAGAAGCACAACATGTTGGAACCGTTCTCCATATGTATGATGGACAGTTAAAAACTGTATCATTTCTCCCAAGTGGTAACGATACATATCCCCAAATGCCCTACACGCAGATCACTGAAGAAGAGTATACAATAGCTTCAATGTCATTATTTCCGATAGATCTTTCTGGGGTATATGCAGGAATGGCCGCTGATGCCATTGGTGAAAGTTACTGTACCACTGATTCTTGTGAGATAAAATTCATAAAAGATAATCAAAATGGCTGAAGATAAAAATTTTGATGAAATATTTTCTGAGATAACTTCTCCGGAAAATATAGGCGATATTGCAAATGAAGCTTATATTAGTGATTCAATTCAATATTTTAACTTAATCATGTCAGAATTTATAACAACTATTCAAGAAATTAATTTAATAATATTGAACATGACAGAAAGTACAGATGAACCATTGGTAATGCCTTCTGAGATTATAGATAAGCTTCAAATAGCTTACGAAAAAACAAAAGAATTCAACAACTCTGTGCTAAACTTAGAGCAGCAAAATTCTAAATATTTTTTGATTATAAACGAAGACCAGGAAGATTACGATGAACATGATGAACGAGACGATAACGAATGACGACAATACCATCTCCGTGCTTGGAAATGGATATGTCAGACTTGTTGACTGGATGGGTAGCGACCTTTCGGTTGTTAACGCAGCTAGAGCTTCTTTTGCCAAAGAATCAAAAGAGTTGTCCACAAATGATGCAAGGCTTATAGATTTCTTAGTCAGAGAAAATCACATGTCTCCATTTAGACATGCATTTTTAACATTTGAATTTAAAGCTCCTTTAATGGTTGCTCGACAGCATTGGAAGTATGTTGTTGGATCAGACCATACTATGGACTCTTGGAATGAATCATCTAGAAGATATATAACAATGGATCCTGAATTTTATATTCCAGGATTAGATCAGTGGAGATTGGCGGCTGAGAATAAAAAACAAGGCTCTGCTGGATTAGCAGGACCTTGGATAGGCTCAGTTCTTTCAACTGAGCTAAAAGATTTGATCGATAAATCAGAGTCTCTTTATAACATGGCATTAGAAAATGGAATAGCGCCAGAGCAGGCTAGGCTGTTCCTTCCCGCATACGGTATGCATTTATCCTATCGCTGGTCTTGCAGTCTGCAATCTCTTGCTCTGTTTCTTAATCAAAGATTAGCTGAAGACTCTCAATTTGAAATACAGGAATATGCAAGAGCAGCCTACAGTCTAAGTAAAGACAAATTTCCAGTTTCTATGAGTAGGTTGGTATCGCTTAATGTTTAAGCTTTTATTATTTTGTTTTATATTTTCATTATTAAATGTTTGGTCTTCAAATTTATCTGTAGTGTCACAAACAGTTCAAGATAAAAACACAAAAATAATTTCTATTGTACTATCTTTAATACTTTCTTTTTCTGCTGCTTTAATCATTTTATTGGTATGATTAATTATTCAAAAAAAGATATTCAATTTATGACATTTTGTATGTCAGGATCGCTAATCTTTTCAACATGTGCAAAGAAAAAGTATTCAGCTTTATTGGTTGATGAATACAATCATATAGTTGGCTTTGGATACAATGGTGGACCAAAAGGTTTTACACACTGTGAAGATGGAGGCTGCGAAAGATATCTTCAGAAGAGCCCTAACGGCTCTGCATATGATAACTGTATAGCAATTCACGCAGAAGCAAACGCTTTGCTTCATTCAGACTATAGTGCTAGAGCTAAGAAATTATATATTAACGGTCCTCCATGTTTTAATTGCGCAAAACTTATAGCAAACAGCACAATAGATACTGTATACTATATAGAAGATTTGGATTACGCTAATTGGCAAAACGTAAAAAATTTTTTAAATAAAGCTAATGTAAATACTATAAGGATAGATAAAAATGCCTGCATCTAAGTTAAATTATATTGTTGTATATAAAAATCACAGTCAAGTTTATGGATGTTCTTCCAAAAAGATAGCACTAGAATCTCCGCCACCAGAGGGGTATACTCAGGAAGATAAAAGGATTTTATTTACCACGTTTGAACCAGACAGTAGTCAACTATGTCTTTATCAAATAGCAAAAGAACAAGAAACTGAGTAATCATGGCTAAGAAAACAAACGAAAAAAAGAAAGTAAACATTAAGCTTTCTAACGGTCAATCTTATCTCATAGAAGATATTGATGTATTTGTACACATCCAAAAAACGTATGCAGAGATGCTAAGAGTTTCAAAATTAGAAGAAGAAAAAAATCTATTTTTAAAAATAATTAATTCCATAAACGAAGCAGTAAGTAACGCTTATGTATTTAGACAGGATGACGATAATGAAGATTGGTAATAAGAAATTTTTTTACGCAGCGTCATTTGTAGCTGGTGTAGTTACTTCTTTTTTCTTTCTAAAAAAGAAAGACAAAACAAATACACTTTATGAAACTAATTATTTGTACGAAAAAAAGTATGATCCAAAAGTATCTTTTATAGAATTTTTTGATAAAAGTGCGCTTGAAGAAGCTTATAGTAGATACGAAAAATATATAGATTTAGGCTTGAATAAGAGCGATGCGTTTAAAGCAGTAGTAGAGGATGAAAGAAATATATGATAGATCTTTGCGTTGTAAATTACAATACAAAGGAACTTTTACAAAGGTTTATGGATACTCTGCATGGAGATTTTATTACTAGTGGAAAAGTTTGGGATTTAAGCATTTGCGATAATGGATCTTCTGATGGAAGTTTTGAATGGTTGCAAGAAAATAAAGATAAATATTACATTACCAATGGTTGGCAGAAAGAAAATATAGGTTACTCAGCCGCGTGTAATTTTATGGCTTCTTCAACCTACGGTAGTATAATAGGCTTATTAAACGCTGATGTATGGATGACAAGTCAAGACTTAATTGATATATGTAATATATTTTCTGATAATCCAGACATTCATATATTGGGTCCAAAGCAGAGAAACGAAGATGGATATATTACTCACGCAGGAATAGTTGGAACAAATACCGCTCCAAGACACAGGGGGTGGATGGTTCACGATCCGGATGACATCCTCTTTAGGGATCAGCAAGAGTGTGTAACCGTTTCCGGCTCAGCATATTTCATTAGAAGATCAGTTTGGAATGCGCTAACCAACGATCCGGAATATCAAAAAATGTATCCTGAAGCAACGGGTGCTTTTTTGCCAACGCCTCACTATTATGAAGAAACTTGGTGTTCGTATTTTGCGCGTCATCGTGGCTATAATGTAGTGTATGATGGTAGCGTATCAATTGGTCACAGTTGGCACGCATCTTCACCAAAACCAGGCGAAGGTTACAGTCACGCTGATGCTCAATTTAAAATAAGTCAATCAATATTTCGCAAAGCATGCGATGAACTAGGAATAGAAAGAGATTAATATGTCAGTTAAATTAAACCCATGGATTTATAACGCAGAAGTAAAAAAGGTAGTTGATGGCGATACGTTTGATATCGTTATCGACCTTGGTTTTGATACCCTTAAAAAGGGTAGAGTCCGTTTATACGGAGTTAACACCCCGGAAAGTCGTACGTCAAACTTGGAAGAAAAGAAGATGGGGTTAGCCGCAAAAGAATTTACAGATCAATGGTTGACACGCGCTAATCACAAGGTTAAGATAGAAACTGTGATAGACAAAAACGAAAAATATGGAAGAGTACTAGCTAAAGTGTGGAATGAAGCTGGCGAATGTTTAAACACAGACATAGTAGCAGCTGGCCTTGCTCGTGAATACTTTGGTGTTGGCGACAAAACTTGGACAGAATTTAAAAAAGACTAATGCAAACATTTCTGCCTTATCCAGATTTTAAAAAATCAGTTCAAGTTTTAGATTATCGTAGACTTGGAAAGCAACGAGTAGAAACTTTTCAGGTTCTAAATATTCTTCTTGCCCGTACTCCAACTAAGGGTTGGCGCAATCATCCAGTTACCTTAATGTGGACTGGCTATGAATCTGCTCTGCAGTTATATCAGAACTATACGATTCAAGAATGGGTTAATAGAGGCTATAAAAATACAATGCAACTGGAAGAAATAGTCCCGGGATCAGTCGTAATGCCTCCGTGGTTTGGCTTAGATGAATTTCATAGATCGCATAGATCAAATTTATTGCGCAAAGATTACGAGTATTATTCTCAATACTTTGATGAACCAAGTGATTTAGAGTATTATTGGCCAGCTAAAGAGATGGCAAATGCAGACTAGAGTATTTTTATCAGGAGCAATAGAAGATGTAACCTCTGACTTTAAATTTAGTTGGAGGAATAAGGCTACCTTGCTTTTGGATCAAAGAGGTTTTAAAGCCGTTAATCCAATGGACTACGCTTTAGAAGAACAAGACTGTCAACCAAAAGAAATAGTGGATAAAAATCTTTTTCTTCAAAAAAGTTGTGATATTGTTTTAGTAGAATACACCATACTGCACAGAGCTTACGTTGGTACTGATTTTGAAATGACCTGGGCTCATTTAAATAATCAACCAATTGTAGTATGGGCGCATCAAGAACTAAAGCATCGTGTATATCTAAAGTTTCTCGCTACAAAACTTGCAGATTCACTAGAAGAAGCTGTAGAATATATATCTCATACATATCCATCAACTAAATAAAGGAAAACTATGTCAGAGAATAAGTTTAACTACTTTGAAGTAACAACTTCATTTTTGGTTAAGGCAAAGAATAAGGCAGATGCAGAGAAGGTAGCTCTTGGCAAGCGCAATGTCAAGGGAGAGGTTCTCTCAACTCAGACTGAGGTTCAGCGTATTTCTGCTGTCGAAGTCAGAGAGATGCTAGAAATTTAATAGTCCCTGTCAAAAAGAAGGGATGGCATCCAGTAGGGTGTCATCCCTTCTCCTATAACTAAGGTAGTAATTATGATTTGTGCCCAGATGGTTGGCAGAAATGAAGAAACAAGATATTTAGAACCAGTCTTAGAAAGATTATCTCAACAAGTAGACAAAATAATTTTTACTGACGACTGCTCAACTGACAATACAGTCAAACTTGCAAAAAAATATTGTGAAGTATATTCTACAAATGAACCACTGTTTTCTAAACATGAGGGTCAATTAAGAGCATTTGCTTGGGCAAATCTATCTCAGCACGCTTCACTGGGGGACTGGATTATTGCAATTGATTGTGATGAAATGTTATATAATTCTGCAGATATTAACAGCCTTGATATTAAAAGCGTTTTATCTAGATCTGAATATGATGTAGTTAACGTTAGGTTTTATCACATGTGGAATGAAACCCAGTATAGAGTTGATAAATTATGGGTTCCGAATAACAGTTCAAGAATCTTTAGATTTAAAGAAGACGGGGCATTTTTAGATAAAAAATTAGCTTGCGGATCAGAACCAACATATGTTAATCATTGGTTAAGACAAAGAAATTATTGGCTCCATTCTGGATTAGCCATGCAGCATCTTGGTTATGTAAAAGATGAAGATAAAATTAGCAAGTACGAAAGATATGCCACCTTAGATGGTGGACAATTCCATGCCATCAATCATATTAACTCTATAATAGATAAAAATCCAACCCTCATAAATTGGGGAATATTCTCAATCTAAAGGAAAATTATGAAAAAAGATATTAAAATAGCAACTCAAAATATAACTATACAAAAGTTAACAGCTTTGATGCAGGGTACGGAAAAATATGCGTATATAAATTTTCCTCGTTCTGCATTAATTGCTATGAAAAACTCTGAAGAAAAGAGCTCAAACAAAGCTTTTTCCAACGCTATTAAAAGTTCTTTTTCTATTGAAGATAATAGATACATGAAAGGAATACCACCAGCGTTTGTCAATTCAAACGACGCCGAAAACGAATTAGATTTTTCTGTTTTAAAAAATGGTGAACAATACTATAACTCTACAACTTTAGAAAACTATTTTAATAACAACGAAACAGTTTTTAGTTCATTTGTAGATTTTTTCATAAAGCATAATCCATCTGTGGTTGTAAGTTTTCACGATAAAAAAATAGTCAATAGAGTTCTTGGTTCTCATGTAGCTAACATATATGTTCCGTATAATGATTATTATAATAAATTAGATACAATCTGCAGCGCTCTTGCGGAGTACGAAGGAAAAGTTGATACCGTAATACTCGACTGTCCACTATTGTCAGCGGCACTTGCTGGAAAAATTTGGAATCAAACTAATTTTTCTATTATTGATTTTGGAAAAGTAGTAAGTTTTGCTAGAGCTAGATTCTTGAACAAGGTAGCTCAAAATGAAAAAGGTGATTAAAGATAAAGAAGACGATTTATTCTTAATAGATCTTTTATTAGAAAGCAATCTTTCTTTAGTAGATATAGCAAAAGAAATCAATATATCAGTTAATGATTTAAAAAAGAAAATTTCTTCTTTAGGTCTTAATTGGATAAAAGATAGCAAGAAAAAAACATCACGTGGTCAAGCTGCGTTAACAGATGTTATGAGAAAACTTTTTCCTAATCAAGAAATAGTAAACGAACATCATATTGGTGATAGACTAAAACTAGACGTATATTGTCCTGCTTATAAAATAGCAGCAGAATTTCATGGTCGTCAGCATTTCTACTATACAAAAAGATTCTTTAGTTCTAAAGAAGATTTTATAGACGCACAAAGACGTGATATTAAAAAAGTAGAGATGTGCGAAAAACTTGGAATAATACTAGTTGTGTTTAGGTATAACGATTCGTTATCTGAACAATCTGTTTATGATAGACTGTTAGATGCAATTAGAAACAGTGATTTTATTCCAGTTGAAGAGAAAAAAAACAAAAAGAGCATTACTCAGAACAAGTTTTACCAAGAATCAAAAAAAAGATACAATCAAAAAAAGAAAGAAAACTATAGAAAGATGAAGCAAAGAAAAGGTAATCATGAGTAATGATACTTTAGTAGAACAGTCCGTAACTCATCCAATAGAGTATCAAGTCTTTGCTCTATCTTTTAGGGAAGACGGAGCAATTAAATACTTTAGGGACAATTTAGAGCCAGAGATAGTCGGGCTAAATGAAAATCAGCAAGGTATTTATGAGTTTTATAACGCATTAGTTTCGTACTCTTCTTTAACCGACTCAACAATAGTAGATCCTGTTGCATTTAGAAATTGGATTCAAATTGAAAGCGACGTATTTAATGCATTAAATGGCGATGAAGGAGTCAATGCTTTAATGGGCATACTTACATCTATGCCGCTAGCTAGTCCTGAATCTGTTGTAAAAGTGTTAAAACACAAAGATAATAAGATACAACAAAAAAATTATCTAAAAGAATTAGAGATTATTCTTAGTCAAAAAGGCGTAAAAAATGAAGATGATTTAGCTAGAATGACTCAAATAGCTAATCATATAACTGATTTAGAAAATAAATTAAATTATAATCCATTAGATGGAGTTGTAACTGCTAATGGAATTATAGAAAAAATAGATTCTCTTTTAGACACTCCAGATTTTTTACCCACACAATATAAATCTTTAAATAGAGCCATGGGGTATACAAACGAAGGTGGATTTTTTAGGGGGGCAGTCCATGCAATTATTGCGGCTTCGGGAAAGGGAAAAAGCACGTTTGCAAAGTGCCTTGTCAATAATTGGCTTGACTGCGGTTACAGGGCCTTGTATATAAACTTTGAAGAAGCTAGAACCCATTGGGAAAGAATATTGATGACCCAAATAACTGGTAAGAATATTTACTCTGAGGCAGATAAATGGAGCGAAGAAGAAAAAAACAAGCATATAAAAACTTTTACCACTAAATTAAATGAGTGGGGCGATAGATTAATGGTAAAACATGATCCAGATACTCCTTATTTCGAAGACTTAGAAAACTGGCTAAGAGACATTATGCATCACGGAGAGCACTTGCCCGACATTGTAGTTATAGATACCATACAATCTATGTTTACCAGGTCAAAAGGTAAAGCTAGATGGGGTGAGTTTGAAGAAATGATGGTTAGATTAGAAAAAATAGCAAGAGATATGAATTGCGTTTTGGTTATTACAGCTCAAGAAAACTCCAACAGAATGAAAGAAAAAAGAGAAATTGTTATGCAATCTGATACTGGTGGATCTTTGGCAATTCAGCAGAAGTGCGCTGTAACAATATTTATAACTGAAAAGAAATTAGTTAGCGGAGACGACTCAGAAGATGAAAATATAATGCAGCTGCAGATACCCAAAAATAGAATAACTGGGTCTACTTTTTCATATGAACCACCACTAGTTAGATATGTGGATAGCAAGAAAACATACGAAGAATACGAAATTGTGAACTCGTCATCATACGATGCGGCTTCAATATTAGATGATTTATTAAATAATGGAGACTTTAATTAAATGAAATTGATTACACCAGATTCACTAAAAGATTTTCAAACATGTTCGTTACTTTATCAGTATAGGCATATAGATAAATTGCCAGAAACTATAGGCGGTAGAGATTTACTAAGTTCTAGGTTTGAAAATACAATTAAAGAAATAATATATTATTTTTTCTACAAAAAACAAGGTGGTTTTACTCCTTCTTATGATTCTTTATTGAATAGATGGCAAAAGTTATGGTTTTCTGAAGACGTTTCATCATACGACATAATGACAGAACAGCACGAAAGCGCGTACGGCAACAACGCTAGCTTAACAACTAAGGCGGCGGCAGCACTGCTATCTTTTTATGAAAATTTTTCTAATCAAGACTATATACCAATTGCTATAAACGAAGAATTTATTGTTCCAATAACTCCAAAGGTTAAAATAAAAGATAGATTTGATATTATTTTAGCAAAAGATAAAAAATATTTTATAATTAAAATTTTATTTAACTATAAAAATAGCCATCAACATATGTATCAACCAAACTTTGCTGCAATACGAGCAGCTTTTTTGTTTAAGCATTCCGAAAGAATTAATAACGCAAGATTTGGTTATATTGACTTACTGCTTCCAAAGGTCCAATTTACCGAATTTGATACTGGAAAAGAAGATATTGAGTCTCTTAAATTTTGGTCTGAAGAACTAATCGATACATCATTTTTTCCCCCAAGAAGAGGATTAACCTGGTACTGCAAAAAATGCCCATTTGATACCCCGTGTTCCAAGTGGTCAAAGTGGGATAAGGAAAATGAAAGCTAGGCTTGGTTTTTTATTTGATAGAGAAGTTTCTTACATGCTTCAAAAAATTAGTTTTTTAGAATCACAACAACCGCATGAGTATTTGGTACAATTAATAGAGAATATATATAAAGAAAAATATAATATTACACCATTATGGGATTACGATGATGAATAAAAAATCTATACTAGACGCTTTACTAAATGACGATGATCAGTTTAAACCAAATGAAGAAGAAAATACCGTATTGGCTCCATTGATATCAGAAATTAATTTGATAAGTAGTTCACAAATTAAATCTTTTGTAAGATCAGTGCTACTGCAGTCAAAACTATTTTGGGTAATTCCTTCTAGTTTTTCTGGAAAACATCATCCAAAAGATGAACATCAAAGAGGTGGAAATGTTCTTCATACTAAAAGGGTAGTAAAAGTTGCAAGCATTCTTTCAGAATCTTATTCTTTGTCTCAACCAGAAAAAGATTTAATTATTGCAGCATGTATTTTGCATGATGTTACCAAGGGTATTTCTCCTTCCGACAGTGAAGAAGAGGCATTTTATGACCCCATGCATCCATATACAGTTGGCGCATTTGTGCAGAAATGTCAAGACAACGATAGAAAATATAGTTCCGAGTCAAGTTCTTCTACCTTATTTTTAGATGAAGAAACAGTTCAGTCCATACTAAGACTAGTCAGATGCCACTTAGGTCCGTGGTCTCCAGTGCCAGAAACATATCCAACAACATATCTAGATATGATCGTGCACATTTCTGATAACATAGCATCAAAACTTCATACGATTGTTGATATAAATGAATAGTTTAGAAAAAGATAAAATAAGAATAAGAGCTTATATAAATGATATTTTAGATTCTCTTATAGAAGAGTCTATTTATTATAGAACCAATAATCTATATTTTGATCAAGAAAAAAGATTAACCGCTTGGCAGTTTGATGAAGAAAATGGTAAAATTACCATACCATGAGACTTCCGGAAGAAGATAACAAATTTATTTCTCAATGGAAATTTGTAGAAGTAGCAAGATATGTTGGTTCTCTAGATAGAGTCATTAGAGATAAAGTGGGAGACGATCCTCTTTTCTATGATTATTCAAATATAGACGAATATAGGGGTAAACACAACAATACAGGCTTGTACACTTCGATATGGCACTATAACACTACTGATTTATCCAAAGCAATTAGGCTTGGTTCTCTATACTTTGATATAGACAATGAAGATATAGCAGTTTCGTATAGCGAAACAATAAGTTTGTATAATTATTTATCAAAATTTATTCCAGAAAAATCTATTGTTGTATATTTTACTGGAAAAAAGGGTTTCCACATAGAGTGTGAAGCTATAGCTCTTGGTATTAATCCAACTAATGAGTTACCAAAAATATTTAGATATATTGCGACTTCTATTAAAAATCTTTTAGATTTAAAGTCTCTTGATTTTAGCGTATATGATATGAGAAGAATGTGGAGACTACCTGGCTCAAAGCATCAGAGTACTGGACTTTATAAAACTTTATTAAGTAAAGAAATACTTTTCACAAATATAGAAAACATACTTTCTTTTTGTTCGCAGAGGCACGATTGCGATGTTTTAGAGCAAGATTTTAATTATACTGCAAATGAGTGGTATAGAAAATTCATATATGATATGGAAGAAGAAAACTCTAAACCAAAAGATGTACTTGACGCGTTTAATAAATATGGATCTTCTAAGTTTAAATCATTTGACAGTAAAGAAAAAGTTTTTCAAAAAGAAGTCTTATGGACAAAATGTCCATCGGTAAAAAGGTTAGACGACCAAGCTAAAGACACTGGTTTTCTAGAACATGAAGCAAGACTGTTTTTGTGTTCTATCCTAACTTATAACGAAGATTCAATAAATTATTTACATAAAATACTAAGTCAATGTAATGATTATAATCCAGGTAAATCTCAAGCACACATAAATGATTGGATAAAAAGAAGGGAAATGGGCATAGGGGGAAGACCTTATACCTGCGAAAGGGCAAATGCTGTTGGCGTCGGATGCGGAACATGTGCTTTAGAAAAGAAAAATAAATGGATAAAAATTGGAGATAGGTTTGTAGAAACAACAGAAAAGTCTTCACCATCTCCAGTTAGGTTTGCCTACTCAACCATAAAAAAGGAAAATAAAGATGGATAACAATGATGTAATAGGTCTTTGTTCAGATTGCGGAACTGAACAAACGGATAGGTCAATGTTCAATAGTCCATTTGCTCAAGCTGGAGTTGCGCCAGTCTGCAGGTACTGTAGGGGTGTTGTGATAGTCTGCTATAAAAGAGATCGAGAAAGAGTGCTTGACGATATTAATAGAAAGAGAAATCTTAAGTGAAAAACTGGACCAATCTACATAATCATACCGTCTTTTCAATGCTAGACGGTCATGGTGGCGTTGATGAATATCTGGAAAGAGCAAAATCACTTGGGATGATGGGTCTTGCAACAACAGATCACGGTAACATCCATTCGTGGTTGGACTTTTATGATGCCGCTAAATCGGTTGGGGTTAAGCCAATTCTAGGATCTGAATTTTATCAGGCTAGAAAAACTAGATTTGATAGAGACGAAGAAGAAAGATCTGGTCCAGCAAAAAATGAGTGGGAACAAAGAGGACCATATCATATAACTATACTAGCAAAAAATAATGTAGGTTATCACAATATTATAAAAATGTCTTCTAGAGCTTTTTTAGATGGATATTATGTAAAGCCAAGAGTTGATCATGATCTAATATCAGAGCACAGTGATGGAATTATAGTCCTATCCGGATGTTTGAACGGCGAGGTAGCGCAAGCGCTATTGAGAAAAGATTTTGATACAGCACTAAAGCATGCTGCTAGAATGCAGGAAATTGTTGGTAAAGAAAATTACTTTATAGAAATACAAGACCACGGATTAACTGAGCAAAGAGCAATTTCAAATCAGTTAGTAGAAATAGCAAAAAAAATCAACGCAAAGATCGTACCAACAGGAGACTGTCACTACGTTCATCAACACGATTCTAGGGCACATGACGTAATGTTGTGTGTGGCAACAAACAGTACTATTCACACTCCTGACAGATTTTCTTTTTCTGGAGATAAATTTTACCTTCAGTCTTACGAAGATATGTCTAAGACATTTTCTGAAGACTGGTTAAAAAATACCATGCATGTTAACGACATGGTTGACATTAATCTTAATTTTGGTGAGATACATTTTCCTAATTTTCCAATACCAACAAAAGAAAATTCAATTGAATACTTTGAAAGACTTGCATGGGATGGTTTAAAAAATAGATATGGAGACCCGCTTCCTCAGCACATAATAGATAGAGCAAATCATGAAATAAAAGTAGTAAAAGAAATGGGTTTCCCAGAATACTTCTTAGTTGTTTCGGATCTTGTTCGTTGGGCGAAGTCTAATGATATTAGAGTTGGGTGGGGAAGAGGTTCTGCGGCAGGAAGTATTTTGTCTTACGCTTTTGATATTACAAATTTAGATCCACTTAAGTTTGGTTTAATGTTTGAAAGATTTTTGGTCGAGGGAAGAAAATCAATGCCAGACATTGATCTAGACTTTGACGATAGGCACAGAGATAAGGTTATTGATTACGCAAGAAGTAAATATGGTGATGATAAAGTAGCACATATTTGCACTTTCAATAGAACAGGAGCAAGACAGTCTATTCGTGATGCCGCAAGAGCTTTAGGTTATGATTTTTCTGCCGGAGATAAAGTTGCAAAATTAATACCACCACCAGTTCTTGGTGTATCAAAATCTCTCAAAGAATGTATGGACGTTCTAGAGTTTAAAAATTTATATACAAATGACGCTCAGTCTAAAGAAATAATAGATACAGCTTTTGGTTTAGAAAACTTAGTTAGACAAACAGGCATACATGCAGCTGGCGTTGTTATTTCTAAAAATGCCTTAGTCGAATATCTGCCCATAATGCAAAAGGGAGTAGATAAACCAGTAGTTACGCAATGGGATATGGGAAGAGTTGAGCAGTGTGGTCTATTAAAAATAGATTTTCTTGGTCTTAGAAATCTTGGCGTAATAGATACTTGTATTAAATTAGTCAAACAAAAAAGAGATCTAATTATCGACGTAAATAAAATACCATTAGATGATAAAAAGACCTTCGAACTACTCTGTCAGGGTAAGGCAATGGGTGTTTTCCAGCTTGAGTCAGCTGGAATGAGGGAACTAATGCTGCAAATGCAGCCTCAAAATATAGAAGATATAATGGCTCTTATTTCTTTGTATAGACCTGGTCCAATGGGTTCTGGAATGGATAAGGAGTATATCAACAGAAAACATGGACGCAGCAAGGTGTCCTATGAGCATCCAAAGTTAGAAAAAGTTCTTGGTCCATCTTTAGGGATCATGTTATACCAAGAAGATGTTTTGGGCGTAGCTAGAGAATTGGCTGGGTTTAGTTCGGCTGAAGCTGATGACTTAAGAAAAGTTATTGGTAAAAAGTTAATGGATAAAATTGCTCTTATAAGAAAAAAATTTGTTAAAGGTTGTGTTGAAAATTCTAATCTAGAAGAAGATAAAGCTAATAAAATATATTCAGATATTGAGTATTTCGGTGGGTATGGATTTAACAGAGCTCACGCAGCAAGTTATGCGATGGTTTCTTATATAACAGCATACCTAAAGGCTCATTATACAGCTGAATATATGGCGGCCTTGATGTCATCTGTTGTCGGTAATAAAGATAAGTTAGCCGCATATCTTTCTGACTGTAGAAAGTTAAACATAATGGTGTCACCTCCATCTATTAATAAATCTGGAAAAGATTTTAACGTAGTTTCTTCAGAAGAAATTATATTTGGTTTGTCCGCAATAGATGGAATTGGTGAATCTATAGCAGAAAACATTATTAATAATAGAGACGTAAAAAATCCATACACAAACATATATGATTTCTTTAGAAGATGTGATTCTTCTACTTTAAAAAAATCAACTATAGAACACCTAGCTTACGCTGGAGCACTGGATGAATTATTTGATGATAGAGATTTAGAAATAGATCTTTCTAGAAAAAAAGAATTAGAACTCTTAGAAAAAGAAAAAGCTCAATTAGGAATATATGTAACTAAGCATCCCATAGAGGGATTGTGGACCACAATAGCTCCAATGGTTACTGGTGAAATAGTAGACGTTATAGAAATGTCAAACGGAGCAAGCATAAAGGTTGGTGGAGTTTTATCATCTGTTAAAAAAATGATAACCAAAAAAGGTCAGAAAATGTTTAGGCTTGGTGTTGAAGATCTTTCTGGCGAAATTGAAGTAGTAATTTTTCCCAAAGAAGCAAAGAATATTTCAGATGATTTTTTTGTTGAAGGAGACGTTGTAGTTATTGCAGGTTCTATAAATAAAGAAAATGAAGAAGAAAATTCTATAATTAAAATATTTTATAATAGCTGTGAAAAAATAGATACATCAAGAGCAATTGGTAGTAAGTCAATTATCTTATCTTTAGATAGAAGTCCTGATCTTGATTTAGTTCAAGGGATCTGTGATATAATTGAAAATGTTAATGGACCTTCTTTTGTCTATTTAGATTATGTAGAAAATAATAAAAAAATTACCTTTAAGTTTAAGAAAACAACCTCTTTAAGAATAGAAGAAAAACTTAGAGAGTACATCAAGATAGGAAACTAACATGACATTACCAGGAACCTATACTAACCCATCTACTAAACCTTGTTGGAGCTTTTGCAGCTCATGCAATAGATGTGGTGATAAAGGAAGATTTACCAAATGCAATTCGTGCAGCGGTAGATTTGATCCCCTTGGAAAAATAGATGTAGATCCAGATGATTTCTGCGACTGCAAAAATGGTGTATTAAGATGGAGAACAAAACAAGGTCGATTAATTATAACCAAGTTTAAAACTAATCCTTTTAAAGGTGAAGTTAGATATGAAAAAAAATCAGAAGACGAAAGAGACTGGGACGCATATGTCAACGACATGCGCGAAAAAATGGACGATCCCAACTTTAATCCAATAACAATATACGAAGAGGACTAAAATGCTTAAACACGAAGTTGGGAGAATGTTGCTTAATAACTTAACCCTAATAGAATATAATACGATGGAACCAACTTATTTTATTCAATCAGGAGTCGCTGGTTTCAATGCAACAGCAGAAGAGTTGTCAGATTTATACAGTTTATTAAGTTACTATTTTAACATAGAAGGTATAAATAATACTGTTATATCTTTAACTGAAGGAGGAAATGATGTCGTGGCCATATAATGAATACGATGAAATGGAATTGGGAACATATGGTTGGTCACCACTTGGGGAAGGCAAGTATAAGAACATACATACAGGAAATGTTATTGATGAATTTGGTAACGAATACGATCCGGATGGAAACTTAATATTTGAAAATACTAATCCATATGGAGACCAAGACTACTGATGAGTATTCAAATAAAAAAATTAGAAGACTTAAATGATTTAGAAAAAATTTCTTTAACAGATTTTTCTTACTCTAGAATAGACACATATAAAACTTGTCCATCTAAATATTTTTTTTCCTACATTCAAAAAGAGCCAAGAATATTTGGTGAGGCAGCAACGCTTGGGAATATAGTTCATTCAGTTTTAGAAGAACATGTAAGCGCAGAAAAGCTATTAGATCAAAAAGAAATGCATCAGTCATATTCTTTAAATCTATCCTCTTATGATCCAGAAGGAAAAATAAACGAAGATCTAGTTGCCGTAGGCAAAGAAATTATTAACGAGTTTTATGATGAATACGCAGAAACTAAATTCGATGTTTTAGAAAAAGAGCTTGGTTTTAAATTTGTTATAGGCAGTTATCTTATAACTGGTTATATAGATAGAGTTGATTCTATTGATGAAAATACATTAAAAATTATTGATTATAAAACTGGTAAATGGGAAGTATCCGCAAAAGACGTTCCTAATAATTTACAGCTCGGAATATATGCAGTAGCAGTCGATAATCTCTATCCGCAAAAAGACGTTTATGCGGAGTTGTATTATTTAAGATCCGGTAGAAGAAAAGGCCATTTCTTTACAAAAGAAGATATAGAAAATATTAAAACAAATCTGGTTTCAATACTTGAAACTATATTGTCTGACACAGCTTTCTTGCCAACTAAAAACGAAAGAGCCTGTACTTATTGTGATTTCGCTAAGTCAGGAGCTTGTAATACAGGTGTCTTTAGATTAAAGAAGTTTGCTAAAGCATAAAAAAAGAGGGACCAGATTTCTCTGGCCCCTCTTTTAAAGAGAGTTAATTAAAAATTAACTACAGGATTCTGTGCAGCATCCTCGATGATATCGAAGTCGCTGAACTCAGAAACAACCTTGGTTGCTTCCTCTCGGGAATAGCCGAGCTTGGAGAGGTCCGTAATAACGTCCTCGTTAATTTCAATTAACATGCTGTCAATGATTGAGTTTAGTGTATTGTTCATGGATTAATTGTACTCCGTTTTCTTTGTCTAAGCAACCCGTACGGGCTGTTTTTTGTTTTTTTATGTTTTATAAATTATAATGGAGTAGATTAGATTAGGTTAGGATGTATATCATATCATGGCAACTATCAAAAATGTCGATCCAGAGAAATATTTTTTGGAAATTTCTCCATTAAAAAAACACCCTAATTTTGAAGAATTAAGAAATATAGGGCCAGCTTATAATTTAGCTGATATAAAAAAAGCAAAAAGAGGAAACGCTTATCAACATACAAAAACTGGTTATAGAGAAGATCTAGGATTAGTATTGAGATCTAACTGGGAAGCAAACTTTGCGCGAATATTAAACGCTTATAAGATTAAATGGGAATTTGAACCAACTGTTTTTGCTTTTCCAATTAAAAGGCGGAACAAAAGGTTATACTCCAGATTTTTATATACCATTAAATTCAAGTTGGGTTGAAATAAAGGGTTACCTTGACGCAAAAAGTATGACAAAAATAAGAAGGTTTAAGAGATATTATGAATCTGAATTTGATAAATTGACTTTTATTATAAGTAAATATTCTTCTGAAGGAAAAGATTTTGCCTTAGATGTTGGCATAGAATCTGTTATCTTTTATGAAGATATTAGATCGTCTTATTCTCATAAGCTATCAATATGGGAAGGTAAATAATGGCCGCATATAAAGAACAATATTACAATTTAGCAGAAGACGAAATGCAAGACTTAATAGCCCTTGCTAAAAAGGGTGATCAAAAAGCACAAAAAGAATTATTAAAGGTTTTTAATAATTTTCTTACAAAGTATACAACATTATTGTATCACGGTAAATATAATCTAAATGATTATGATATAAGAAGATTTACTTCTCTTTTTGTTAAAGACCCATACGTTCGCTTTGCTCTAATGAAAAATAAATTAAACCAAGCTGGTTTCAAACATGTAAACGAAGTATTAAGACGGCATAGTTTATATGGCAAAAAGGTATGGAGAAGAGCAAGACGTAAGGCAAACAGTTGACATGACGTTCTTCCAATGCATAACCAGGTATCAAAGAAGAGATTCAGAAAAAGGACCAATACCTTTTAGTCGGATTTTTATACAGTTATTTTTTCTACCTTTTAAAAAAGAATGTTGATACATTTTTAATAGATCAATTAGGAAGAAAAAGTTTTCCACTTCTAAGCGACGATGCAAATGAAGATAGCGATGACGCTGATAAGCAGGTAGGATTTAAGGCTCCTCCAGAAGAAAAAGAAATGGAACATTTTTTATCTACTGAAGAAATTGACGAATTCTGGGTTCTTGGAGAAACATGTGCAGAACCATTTGTTTTTTTAAATATACAAGAAAGACAACTTTTAAAGTGGAGATATGTTGATGATCTTAGGTCAAGCGAAATTAGTAAAAAGATATCCGAACATCCAAATACAGTAAGAGAACATCTTTCTAAAATAAGAAACAAAGTTATCAATCTTGTGGTAGAATCAAAGATGCGAGACACTATAGACCTAGGTAGGTAAAATGAATCTGCAAGAGATGCAAAAACTAAATGATTTATTAAAAAATTTTATTGGACCACAAATACAAGATCTTATCTCTAGCTACGTTTCTGGTGGACAAGATTCGAATTACTACATTAACATTCCAGATACAGATACATTAGATTTGGGTATTCATGAAATGGCTTCCCTCGTTGCTAGATCGTCAAATGTTTATGGACGCGTTGCAAGACTAGCCGGTATGGCAAGAGCTCAATATAAGCTGATAGAGGGTACCTATAAAAAAGTTTATAAAGCTAACAGGGTGGGTAAAAACGAAGCTGAGAGAGAAGCTAATGCACTTGAGGCAGCAGAGAGTGAATATACTGCCCTTATAACTGCAGAAGCAATTGTAAATTTAGCTGAATCAATGGAGGTCGCTGCAAGAATAGCGTCGGAGTCAGCAAGAAAACTTATAGATAAAATTCAATCTATGCAAATAGCTTCTTCAAGAGAAGAAAAAGGTTTTTATAACGAAAAAGATTTTAACACATACTGAGGAAAAATGAATTTATATTTCGTAGCACATTACAAATCTGTTAATTCTAACAATGAATTTTATTCAAAAAAAAGAAAAAGTTTAGACTTTCCAACACAAATAGAATTTAAAAAAGAAAGATACCTTCTGCAGCAGGTGCATCAGATTTCAAGTCCAAGTCAAGAATCAAACCTTAAAAAAAGACTTTCTGAACTAAACATAGTCTCCGATGTAGATGTAGTTGATTAAAACTAGATGTTAATAGAGGTATTTTGCGATGGAGCTTCTAGGGGGCAAGGGCAGAAAAGAACGGGTGAAGCCGCATGTGCTGTTGTAGTTTACAAGAATAGAAAAAAAATTGCACAGTTTGCAAGAGGGCTTGGATTAAGAAATAATAACGAAGCTGAATATGAAGGTTTGATATCTGCTCTATTGATATGTTCGATGGCTGAATTTTATGACCCTATCATATATACGGATTCTGCAGTTGTAGCAAATCAAGTAAATAGAAAATGGAAATGTAGAAACGAATCTTTGGTTCCTCTTTTGATGACAGTTCAAGATATACAAAGCGAATTTAATTTTAAAGTTGTACAAGTGGAAAGAAATTTTGTTTGGGAACCGGATTCATTGTGTAACGAATTTTTAGATAAAGTTGAAAAAGAAAAAAAAGTAACAACAGAAGAACGCTTAAAACATTCAAGAACAAAAAAAGCTTCTAAGTCTAGTCAAAAAAAATAATTATGGTATAATCATAATATGAACAAAAAATATAATCAATCTCAACCAATTATATTAGGTTTAGCTGGAAAAGCTGGAAGTGGAAAAACTTCTGTTGCAGAAGCAATATGCCCAAAAGGATCTATTAAAAACGAAGCTTCTGGAATTATATGGGAACACATTTTTCATGCCCTACCCTTATACGATTTTGCATCGACGAAAAAAAATATAAAAGGTTTTAATTCTGAATCTAGAAAGTTATTTTCTATTCATGAAATCTTATATGAAATTTATGGAAATTCAGCTTTAGGTAATATTCCATCATACAATGATTTTGTTGATAAAGTTCACAGAATTTATAACTTACCAATAGAACAAGAGGGTCAAAAACCAAGAACATTTCTTCAGAAAGCCGGAGACATATGCAGGGAGGGATACGAAGACTGCTTTTCTCATTGGGCGATAATGAAAAGTATTGAGCTCTATAGAAAAAATATTAAGACTTCAGACAATGAAGAAGTAGAGTCAAGCAAACCCGTATGTATAATCATTTCAGATGTTAGGTTTATTAACGAAGCAAAAGCTATACTTAAACAGCCAAACGGAATGCTGGTTACTTTTGAGGCTTCAGCAGAAACTCTTAGGGAAAGAATATATAAAAGAGATGGTGTATACTTAACTGATGAGCAGTTAAATCATCACTCTGAAAATCAGATAGAAGAGATTAAAAACATGTCTACCTTTGTGGTTAATACTGATAATCTTTCTATAGAAAAACAAGCTAAAATAACTTTAGATATAGTAAATTCACATACACTACTAGGAGTATAAATGCCTAAAATAAACGAAAGTCTAATAGAGCAAAATGTAAATTCAGTTACTGATTCTGTAATTTCAACCCATCAAAAGATGACGGTGACCGCAGAACCAGTTCTTACCGTATCTGTTGGTAGAAAGGTAAATATCGGCAATTTTGAAAACGTTGATATTATGGCCTGCCTGAGTGTTCCAGTTCCAGCAGATCCATCAAATAAAGAGGTTTTCTCAGAGGTTCTTAAGGAAGTAGCCGCAGAAGCCTTCTTTATGGTTTCTAAAGAAACTGGAGAAAGATATACTTTAATTAAAGAATCCCAGCAGGGGCGATAATTTGCATTTGTTTTTAAAATAAGCTACTATAATAAGACACACGATTAATCAACGAGGTTAAAATGAGTAAAATAATTGACAAAATTAAAAATATCTTTAGCACTGAGCCAGCATCAACGCCAGCACCGGCGCCCGTTGTTGAACCAGCTGTCAAGGCAGAAGAGCCAAAGCCTGTAGCAAAGAAAGCCGCAGCAAAAAAAGCTCCTGCAAAAAAAGCTGCTGCTAAGAAAAAGTAAATGTCTTTAGCTAAGTCTAGAAAAACTTCTAAGGGTAGTAAACCTATAGTTCCAAAGGATAAATAAAATGATGAATTTCTTATGGAAAATTTTATTTAAATTCTACGATTTTATAAATTTTTTGGAGCAAAAAAAGAAAGATAAGTAATCCAACAAATGGAAACAGCATCTATTCTTAATGTAAATGTTTGTTCTCAATTTGTAGATAGAAGTCAAATAGACTGTTTGCTAAAGTGTATTAATAGCGCCGATAATAATTTTTCTAATAGTTGGTATGGTAAAAAAGTTGTCTTTGGTTAACACCTTGCAGCCAAATAATCGTATTAAAGAAACTGTAAAAAAAATAAGTTGGTAAAAATGGTTATTAAAAATTTTACATATGTAAGTGGCCCAAGAATGGGAACCAATAATTATATGTACGGTGTTGAATTAAAAAAATCTTTAAAACCAAAAAAAAGTTCTAAAAAAAATAAGAAAAAATAATGACACCAGCTTCTCCAAATAATATAATTATTCATGATAGTTTATATTCTAAAGAAGATTTAAACAAGATGTTATCTTTTTGTAAGACTCAGACTACATGGTCAAACAGCATTTTTTATTCAAATGGACAACTTAAGACTTATCCTGATCAAAAAACCAATTTTCACAACGCTACTCCAGAAGTATTTATTTTGTTTAAAAATATATTAAATCTTATTAAAGATAAGATAGAATGGTCATATGGAACCAGGGTGATTCCTAAAGAGCATGAAGCGATAAGAAAATGGTCTCCCGGTGAATTTCAAGACGTGCATGCTGATAATGAGCTAGCAACTGGAGAATTTATTAGTCTTCAATATATAACAGATCAAGATCAAAAAATTGATGAATCAGAAAATTCACTTCCTAATGATTTTGTTGATTTTTCTTCTGTATTTTATATTAATGATGATTATAGTGGGGGGGAATTATTTTTTCCAGAATATAAATTAAAAATTAAACCAAAATCTGGAACATTTATTACTTGGCCAAGCAATGCAAAGTATTTACATGGAGTTGATAAGGTTCTAGACGGATATAGATACACTATTCCAAGCATGTGGTACAG